GCAAAGCTCCCCGCGCTGTGCGATTTCAAGGTTTCAGTTCTCGCCGGCGGGACTGCCGGCACAAACCGCTGTGACACGAGCTTCATATTAGCTCTGGTCGCCAACTAAAAAAGGAGAAATACCATGAGCAAGATCACATCAACCAAAACTGCTAACGGTGAAATGGAATGGGTCATATCGGAAGAACTTACCATTGCGAAGGCTGTCTCGTTCACACGCCCGGCCAACACGACCGCCTACACCGCTAAAGATGTGGTAAACGTGGCTCTGACGGTCACCGGAGCCACCAACGCCAGCCCGATCGTGCTGACGACCGGCACTCACGGCCTGGCCGATGGTGATCCGGTTACGGTCGCGTCGGTCGGCGGAAATACGAACGCGAATGGCAATTTCTTCGCGAAGGTGACCGGGTATAGCTCCACGACATTCGCGCTGTACAGCGACAAGGCTCTGACCACCCCGGTCGCCGGGAACTCCGCTTACACATCCGGCGGCACCGTTGCCAGGCTTTTCCGCCTCAAGGACATATTCTCAGATAATGGCGGCTCCGGGCTGATCTCGAAGGTGCTCGTCCGCACAAACCTGAGCACGTGTGTTGAGCAATTCAAAATCCACTTTTACAGCGCGCCTATCACGGCGCTGGTTGACAACTCTGTGTTTACCTTGCTGTTTGCCAATGCGCCGGCGCATCTGGGCGCCGTGACCATGCCGGCCATGACAACCGAAGGAACCGGAAGCGATTCGGCCATGTCTATGGCCACCCCTGGAGACGCGACCTCAGAACTCCCGCTTGCTGTTCGCAATACCGACGGCACCAAAGACCTGTATTTCCGCATCGAGGATCTGACAGCCGGGACGCCGGCGAGCGGGCAGAGTTACTACGTTGAAGTTTCAGTCATGGAAGGATAGTTCCATGTATAAAATGTCTTTTTTGTGGAGGTCAGAATGAGTTTAGCGAAAATGCTTATGCTTGGAATGCTGGGCGGGAGGGGGGCGGATCCGTGGAGTCCCATTCGTTTACAAGATGTAAAGGTTGTAATTGATACTACGTCAACGGAGTATCAGGATGCGGCGATGACAACTCTCGCAGCGGCGGGCGATCCGGTTGGCGCAATAACTGACGTAAGCGGTAACGCAAAACATGCAACGCAGTCAGTAGATGCAAACCGATATACAAAACGGCTTGCTATGATAAAAGATGCAAGCAATATGAATTTGGAAAATTATGGGGCAAAGGAATTAGACCTGCCTGATTTATTTGGGACAACCTGCACGGCCCTGACGGTTGCATTTTTATTCCGTAGCGCATGGGTTAATGCGTCGAACGAGGGTTACTTGTGGGTTTCTTCTACGGGAGGACTTGCGTCCACAAATGATTACATTGGAGTTAGGATTATCAGCGGGCAATATCAAATTGTGATAAATCAGGCGGGTGGTTCTGCTGGTTTAGTGATTAGTACGGGAATAGTCCCTGACCAAAATCCGCATGTTGTTTGTTTGAGATGGGATAACGTAAAAGTATATTTGGATGTTGATGAACAACATTATGAGGCCGCCGCGAACGTTGGCGCGTTGAATTTGTCAACACGAAATACATTCGGCGCAGCCTATAGCGCAGGAGCGTATGCACTGCCAGTAAAGGGATTGTATTATGGGTTAGTAGGTGTGGCTCGTTGCATTACTAACGCCGAATTGATTCTTTTGCAGGCATACTACGCAAGGCTTTACGGAACACCATTTTATGATTATTATAACAGTGTCGCTACTGGATTGGGCGCGGCGGCGTTGCACGATCACAACTGGCAGCCACAAATAGTTAGGCTCGCATCTGGCAGATTATTTATTGTGTTCACCGAATATCCGACGACAATGGAAACCGGCGCGTCTGTAATCAGGTCTGGTTATAGCGATGACGACGGCGCAACGTGGAGCGCAGGAACCGACGTGGTTGGCGACGGAACCACAGACTCGGTTAATAATGGCGGGTTATTTATCTTGTCTAACGGAAATATAATCTGTACTTATTACAGGAGAACCGTCGGGGGCGGGGTAGATGCGTTCTCGTATCGCAAAATAAGCACGGATGGCGGGGAAAACTGGGGAGCGGAAGCATCTCTCGGCGACCTACTTGGCGCTGGTGTAAATTATGTTCCTTACACAAACGGGGTAACGCTGGAAAATGATACTATTCTCCAGCCGTGTTATTCCTACGGGAATACAGTCACTGGCCCAACTAACCGTATTTTCATCGCAAAATCTACGGATGGCGGCGATAGCTGGACAATGATAACGATGGCAACGGGGGCGGGAGTGTCATTTTCTCCGTATAACGAAAATCCATTAGCAAGAAATGGTAATACTATTGTTTCAATGGTGAGAAATGAGGTTACTCACACATATTGGTATACAAAATCTACAGATTTGGGAGAGTCATGGAGCGCTCCCGTAAATACCGGACTAGGAACAGCTGGACTTGGATTTCAATCTCTCGTGTATGATGGGGATATGCTGATTTTTTACGACAGGGTAATAACGCCGAATGTAAGAATTAGCTGGGATGATGGTCAGACTTGGACTTTCGCTAACCTACTGAATGATATAGATGGGTCAACGAATAACTCTTACTATACATCACACGTTTTGATTTCTTCTGGCAGGAGATATATGGTCTACGATACAGGAAGAAAAATAAGATGCTTCGTGACATCATCTGGAGCATGGATTTAACTGCATAAAAAGAGAATTTTGTAGACTCAAAAAGTAGTATAATAAAAGTGTCGAGGTCGCCAGTCGTTTTTGTTTTGCCGAATAGAGTCGCTATTTAACGTGACGCCTGGCCCTCGACAAGTTTAGGCAAAAAGTTAGATAGCGACTTTATGATTCTGGAGGCATCGATGGCATGGCTATTTATACCGGAAATGAACCAAAAAATATCGCCTTATTTGCAGGAGTTGGGGGGGGGGAACTTGCCGCCAAATATTTGCTCGGATGGCGAACAGTTTGCTATGTCGAACACAACCCATATGCGGTCGATGTCCTCCAATCTCGAATGCGAGACGGATACCTTGACTACGCTCCAATTTGGGATGATTGTTTCACATTCGATGGCTACCCCTGGCGCGGACGCGTGGATATCATCTCTGCCGGTTTCCCATGCCAACCATTTAGTCAGGCAGGAAAAGGATTGTCAGAAAGAGACCCGAGAAATGGATGGCCTGCCACTATCCGCATTATTGACGAAGTACGACCATCGATCGCATGGCTGGAAAATGTGCCAGGGCTCATTTCTAAATTTTATATCCGAAGAATATTTGGGGAATTGGCCGAGATCGGGTACGATGCGGAATGGGGTTGTTTATCGGCGCAAGCCGTTGGCGCGAACCACGAAAGAGAAAGGCTCTGGATACTTGCCTACCCCCACGGTAGCGCACGGACATTATCAAATATCTCCAGGAAGCAAGAAAAAGAGATGGAGTTTGTATGGGATGGCAGCTCATCCAGAACATTGGCCCACACCAACAGCGCAAGATGTAAAGAATTGCACATTCCCGCCCAGCCAGGCTGGGCGGGACACAGTGATCGGAAAGCTGATGCAGACCTTTCCAACTCCAACCAAGACGGATGCTACGAAGTGGAACAACCAATCAATTCAAGAGAGAAAAGACAATCACAGCAGCATAAGGTTGCCGAATGTGGCAGCTCCTGGAAATGGTGGGAAGTTGAACCCGAATTGGGTAGAGTGGCTTATGGGGTGGCCGATCGGGTGGACAGACTTGAAGCCATTGGAAATGGACAAGTTCCAGCGGTGGCTGCAAGTGCATTTAGAATGCTGATTGATCGCGCGCGCGACTAGAGCTACCGCATAAAAGGGAAATTTTGTGAGGTGAAACCATGAGTGAAAACTTGCATGTCTACGCCAATGAAGTTGTGGAGTGGATGGTTGCTGAAAGCCCAGACGATGCAATAAAAGTCTGGGAAGAAACAACGGGCATGAATTATGCCGATGAGGACGGCGGCACTTTCGAGCAAGAGCCGGATGATAAAGTTATCTGGATTGGATTTGAAGAAAACGACGAAGAGACAGAGCGCAAAACATGCCGAGAATGGGCAAACGAAAAAGGGCGTTGTTATCTTTGCTCATCTGAGTATTGATAAAACCTTCGATTTGTGGACAAAGAAAGGGAGAATTTATGTACCCTTATTACTGGCGAGTGAGAACGCGATACCCTGAGCGGTTCGGGCATTTGTGCCGGGTGCTGGCGCGCGGGAAAATGAATAGCGCACTGGTCGAGTTTGAAGATGGATACAAAACCATAACCAGCAGAAACTATTTACGAAAGGCGGTGAAAGATGAACTTCATACCAGATCAACCTAATAAAGCAGAGCAGGCCCCCTATCTAGAGGACGTAAATTCAAAAGGCGGGTGGGCTGGATTCTCTACCACAAAGAGTCTCGAAACCCTCACGTCAGAGGTAACAACTGCGCTCAGTCGCTTAGGTGGAATTGTGTCATCCATCCAATCTGGACAGTTTGTGGATGACAAGGCCCGTAAGCGATTTGGATATGTCGTATCGTATTATTATCAAACCCCGAGCGGTCAGCAGATGGCCGGAAAGATTGAAGTGTCCGGGCTGCCAATCCGATATTACTCAGCGGCAAAAGAAAAACAGGTTAAGCGTATGGTCTTGTTCATGCTGCGTGACACCCTGGATGGCTATTGGTATATGCAACAGCTTTCTCCCGGCTTTATGGCATTGATGCCTTTCATGTTGACAGAGACCGGAGTCACCTTTAGCCAGAAATTTACTCAGGGATTGACATTGCCCGCGCCCGTCGATGATATTGTCGATGGTGACGTTACCGAAGTCCACAAGTAATAAAAGGGAAATTTTGTTATGACCTTGCTTGATTTGCTGAAAAATATGCTGTACGCAGACGGTTTTTATTATGGTACGGTTTTGTGCCAAAATGAAACCATGCGAATATACTGGTCCCCGCTGGAGTGGAAATCTCCGAATGATGGTCTATTCGCTCAGCCTAATAAATGGCTATGTTTGGGTCAGGATGGATGGTGGTCCGGAGATGAAATAAAAAAAATATTCGTAGATTTGCAAATTTTCGTCAAGTTTCCGCAATGGCCTGGAGATTGGGATTACTTCGATGACAGACCATTGTAACTAACCACTGTACAAAACCTTTGCTTTGTGGACAAATGAGAAAGTTTATGACACGCGAAGAAATTGAACATATGGAAGCCGGTCCAGAAATGGACGCACTGATTGCGGAGCACATAATGGGTCATCCTGGCGAATGGATACATCACGAGGGCGCTGGTATTGAATATGACACCGGTATTGGTCGTTTGCGGATACGCGCCTGCCTTGAATATTCGACCGACATTGCAGCAGCGTTTCAGGTAGTCGAGAAACTAGAAGCGCAGAATCCGGTATGGTTGTTTTCTCTCGTAAAGCGAGGCTGGGCCGAGTCTCTTTTATGGGAGGCCACATTTCGGAAAATAAGCGGCGAGGATATACGCGCATTTTGCGAAGGAATTACCGCGCCGCTCGCCATTTGCCGTGCAGCATTACTGTCTACATTGGATATCTAATAAAACCTTCGGTTTGTGGACAAAGAAAGGGAAATTATATGAAACGCATCATGGGATATACCCAAACCGAAGCGATTGAATATATTTTGTCGTGTGGTTGGCTGCCTCATTATCCAGTTGAAAATGTCCCGCTGACATCTAATTATTTTTGGGATGGAAAGAATTACACTGTTGCTCATGCGTGGGGTTCTGCGCTTGTTGAGATAGCCAGACGCAAAGATGGAATTCAACTTCCTTTGTTTGAAACCGAGTAAAAGAGAAAGTTTATGAGTGTCTACGTTGATGCAGCATCTAATGCCTACGGTCGCATGAAAATGTGTCACATGATGGCAGACACAAAGGATGAACTGCACGCAATGGCTGCCAGAATCGGTATACAGCGCAAATGGTTCCAGGACCGTCCGGCTGGTTGGCATTACGATATTTGTCAAAGTAAGCGCGTGCTTGCGGTCGAGTTGGGGGCGGTCCAAGTTGACAGCCGAAAACTTGTAGAGATTGTGCGCAAGCAAAGAGAAAGTTTGTGAGGTGAAACTGTGACAGAATACTTAACAACTCGAAAAAGTTGCCGGGCGGTTGGCGTAGAAAAAGCAACCACGATAGAACCTCCAGATGGCTTTGGCTGGAAAATCATCAATGTTTCTATAGCCGATGACAGTGTGTTCTTTTTCTGGCAGCGCGAAAGTCCGTACATGGAAAAAGACCCTGTTTGTAAATGCGATGTTTGCGCAAACGCCAGAAAACAAATGGTGCGTTCTCAGATTTCGTCTTTGTTGCTGAGTGATGTGACTCCATAAAACATTAGTTTTGTCCGCTTGCAACTAAACAACAGTTGTTGTATAATTACATCGACCAGGGATGGGCAGTGATAAGCTGCGAACCTGGACGCCGAACCAGGGACCCAGTTAGAGATGGGCCCCTGGTTGCGTTTAAGCTGACGGCGATTATGTCGTAGTGGTAAGTTATCTACCGATGGCACGAGGTTACGACACGCGCGGAACTATGCTGATAACCTCCCCGGCCGTTGAGACGGTGATACTCTCCATCATGGTGGTGAGCAGGCGGTTTACCTCGAGCGGGTCAGACTCCATCAGGAACGGAATGATATTATCCCCAACCGCTAGAATACGACTGATCGCCTCGGCCCTGGCTGCGGCTTCGGCGGTTTGTTCCGCCTGCGAACGATCTGCGTCACGGATGGCAGCGATATCGAGATCAATCGCGGATGTCCTTTTCGCCGCATCTTCCATGTCGAATATTCCGGCCTGGTAGCCGTCTGCGATACGCTTGCGCTGGTCAAGCAGTTCGGAAAGCTTTGCTTTGTGATCTTCCTGGGCGGGCTGGATAGATTTATCGTTGGCGATAATTTCGCGCAGGGCCGCAATCACGCCCGGGAACACCATCGAATCAGCGACTTTTATGTGCTTTACCAGACCGACAGAGCAGCGCCAGACGACATAGCGCGGGTTTCGGTAGTCCCGCGAGCCGCGGTATGATTTCCACAAGACGGCGCCGCATACCGGGCAATGCAGCAGGTTTGAAAGCGCGCTGGTTTTGTAACCACGGTAGGCGGGCGTGCGCCGTTTTATTTCTGCGATTATCGCCCTGTGCGTGGCATCGTCCCACAAGGGGATGTGCCGGCCGGGGGCGGTCACCATCTTGGCCGGGTCGGTGGTTTTGGTGCGCTGGATATTGCCTGTGCGCCGGTTGCGATGCTGGCGACTGATCCCCCAGCGTATCGTTCCCGCGTAGAATGGATTTGTAAGGATGCTCGAGACGGTCGCGGTTGACCAGCTTTTGGTGGTTTTTCCCTGCCACGTCCCAGCGTATGGCGCGCCCATATCTTGCAGGCGCGCTGCAATCCATGTCAACGAATGGCCAGACAACAGCCAGTCCTTGGCCCGGATGATAAACGGCACCACTTCCGGGTCCTGAACAGGCACGGCGTTGCGCGAATCGGTGTTTTTCGGCTTGCGATACCCGTATGGGATTTGGGCGGGCAGCCCGCGGTTGATGAGTCTCAACGGCATCTGGGCGGCGTATTTTCGGCGCAGGCTGGCAATGGCCGCCTTGCTGATGATCTGGTTCATGCCGCGCACAAGGAAATCAGAATCGGAATTGTAGGGATTGTACTCTTCCGGGTCTTGCGGATCCACCGGCTGGCTGACAGAATAGATTTGCACGCCGCAATCGCTGAGCGCGTTGGCAACCGGCTCAAGCAGGTCGCGGAAGCGGTCGTATTCCAGCGCCACCAGTACGTCAAATTTACGCGCCTCGGCATCGTCGAGCATTTGCTTGAGCTGCGGGATGGCTTTTTCAGCGTCCGAAAGGTTGATCCAGCGCGTGCGCGATTTGCCCGGGACGATATAGGCCGGCGCGGACTCATGCCAGCCCTTCCCCGCTGCCGTTTCGCGGCACATGGATTCCTGCTCGCTGAGCGAGTATTTATCGTCCTCGGCCTGGGCTTTCGACGATACAGCCGCCCAGATGGCATAGTTTATTTTTGTCATTTTTTATGCTTCGCTTAACTCTGCGCTTTGAACGTATGTTTCAGGAACGGGCGTTCGTAGAACAGGCGTACATCCTTGCGTGGCTTTATTTGCGGCGTTTTTGCTGGTTTTCCGGCTCGTAGTATGGGTATGGCGCTGAAAAGGGCTGTAGGGGCTATTTCGAGAAAAATATAGAATAAAAACAAATACCCAAAATCAACAATACGAATATTGAGCAGCCAAGCGCGGTTATAGACGACCCTAAAGTATTTAATTTTTCGGCGACCACAATTGAGGGAATAATATTTTTCCCGCAATGTTTGCACACCTGGGCATCCGCCTGAACAATCTCCGCGCAATACGGGCATTTCTTTATCGCAGTGTTCGCCTCCGCGGGTAAAGCAACGGCTATATTTGAGCTGGCGGGTTCGCTATCTTTGAGCTTTGGAGTATCAAAGTCTAGCGGATCTTCTCTGATCAACTCCGAAAGCAATTCTGCAGCTTTTTTATTCTCGGGGTTTATCCGAATTATTTGCTCGAGGCAATATCGTTTTTCGGCATCCGTTTTGCTCACTCGATAAAGCCAGCCCCAGCCGACTTCGTCGTTTGGATTTTGCTTTGTGGCGGCGATAAGAAACTTTCGAGCGCCGGCGTTATCTCCTGCCTTGAGCGCTGCTATCCCCTGCTGAAGTAGATCATCCACAAATCCTCCCGCTTACCAAGCATTCGATAATCTGTGTTCCCGATAGACAAAAATCCCAAAGATGTAAAGCACCCAAGATAGCACCAGCACCCAGATAATGGAATAGATGTGAGCCGCGGCGCTGGTAATGGCGAAAACCATCCCGGCGCCGATGGCCATGAATAGATTGATGCGGGCATTGCGGCGACCTGGCGGATTCAATCCAAGGATCACATCAAGACAGTTGTAAGTTGTCGTGTCAACCACGTAGTGCGCATCCATTTCCGGCCTTTGGCGATTAGCTTCGATATACGTCAAGAACTCTTCCACTTCGGCGCGCTGGGACGATGATAAAGTCTTATATTTTTCGGCGATTAGATGGTCTGTGTAGTCAGGCATTTAATGTTATTGAACACCCGTTCTAAACATATTTCGATTTTTTAGCCCATCCAGTTGGATGGGCATATTTTATTTAACTATTTCGATACCGGGTCGAGCTTGCCGCCGATCGGCGGAACCGCGACGGGTTCAATTTCGCCCTGCTCGAGCGAGTTCATAAACGCCAACACGGCGCGCTTCTCGGCCTGGGTCATTTTGGACGCCCGGTAGGCGATAGCCGCGGCCTGTTCGTCGAGAGTGGGCTCGGGGGGCAGCAGGCCGGCGGCGCGGTAGACATCTTCCGCGGGAAGGTTGAAAGCGTGAGCAATAGCATTGCTCAGATCGGGGCCAGGCCCTCGAACACCAGTAATCAAACCATTTATAGCTGAGCGACTCGTACCAGCCCTACGAGCTAATTCCGCCTGCGACCACTGGCGACGATTCATCTCATTGGCAAGCCACTCTGCAAATGTGTCCATAACTGCGTACATTTTGCATCCAATCCCGTTAAATTAGGCGTACAAATTGTTATCAATCTATTGACATATATTAGATGTCGTGCTATTATATGTGTACGCAACTGAGTACAAACAGTAAAAACAGGAGAACAAAATGCCGACAATCAGTATCTACCTTCCCGACACAGAAGCCGAAGCCCTAGAGAAGCTGGCCGAGTCCGATAACCGCAGCGCCAGCAACATGGTTGCGACTCTGGTCAAGGAAGCCGCCATTCGTAAATTCCAGGTCGTAAGCACTTCGACCCTCCCCCACCCAGCGGACGCAGTATCCATCCCGCTGGTTTCTGTCGTTGAAGTGCCGGCGCAGCGATGAACAGCGCGCTGGCTCTCTCAACTACATCCCTGCTGCGGCTCGCGGAAATCCTCGAGCAGGCCGCCCAGGAGCGCGAGGAAAAGCAGCTGGCATCCAAGCGCAGCCAGGCAGCTTACGGCGAAACAGCCGATACAGATATGCAAATTATCGAACCCGTTGGCGCGGGGAACACCAAGTAGAGGAGTGAGGATATGGGCAGCAGCAGCATTCGCAGCATGAATTACGTGATTGGAACGAGGGAGTTGAATATGAGCCAGTCTAACCCCGAGATTTCAGGCATGATCGCAACGATGGACGCCTACAAGGCAAAATTCGGGGGCGAAGCGCTTCGCGAACTGTACGCGGCGAAGGGCAATGACTGGCAGGCGACGATTTCGGCTTGCAGGGACATACTGAACGGACAGAAACATGGGATGGTTGCTGGTGGCGCGCGCGCTGTATCCATGACTACCACTGTAAGCCAGGGGGGATAGACATGCAAACTTTATCCATTAATTATCCAGTTTTAGGCCTGGTTATATTGGCACTTGTCGCCTTTGGATTTGCTTATGCTTTCCTGGTGGTGCGCAAGGCCACTGAGAAAAACGTGCAGCATACGGCTCTGTGGGTGGTGCTGGGCGTAGCGACGACCGTATCAGCATCCGCTTTCGTGATCGGAATCGACTCCGCAGCCATTCTGATGGTTTGCTTTGCGGCATCCGGCGCGCCCATGTTTTACGAGTACTACAGCCGAACGCATCAGGCGCAGGCGAAAGACATCCAGCAGGCTAAAGAACTGGCCAGAAAGATGCTCGAATGAGTACCACGGCGGACGTGGGGCGGACCGCCTACAACGAAACATTATCCCGCGGACGAAGCGCGAACCTGATCGCAAGAGAAGCACTGAGACGAATTATTGACGAAACACCAGGACCCCAGACCACCGCAATGTTGATCGCAAGAGCAGCGGTTTACCTGGGAAAGATAGACGAAGCACTGACAGAACTTGAACAACTCGGAAGGCGGGCGAAGAACCTGCCAGACAAATAGAAATCCACCGCGAAAAAACTTTACTGGTAACGCGGTTGATCGGCTCCGGGTGGACCTTCCTCCGCCGCCCGGAGCCATAGAAAACAAAACATGCGGATGTAGACCAATGGCAGGTCACAGCGCCCCCCTCGCTGAAATGATGGTTCAAGTCCGTCCATCCGCTATGAAACACCTGAACATTAACAATGGCACTTCGCTAAATAGAGTATCCAAAATCGACCCCGGTGAACTAAAACAACGCCTGAGATGGTAAGGGCAGCCCCCCGTGATGGAGCGGGCATTGATACCCCGGAGCGATGGATAAGAGGGAAAAGGATACGGTACTGGAAATAAAACAGCGCGCGAATCTGGCATTAAATAAGGTGCTTTTGTATTCGGAATTGTAGCGCTGAGTAAGTCACGTCCGATGGTATGCCTGTGGTTCGAATCCGCAGCGGACGTTTCGGTTCGACCCAGCTTCGGGTGCTTGCCGCTGAAAAAGCACAATAGAGCAGATGAACGAGTTGGAGCAAAGTATCCCAAAGGTGCGACTGCAATTCCGCCGATGCGAGTTACCCAATACTCCGCAGTAGGTAAAGCAATAACCGAAGGGGAAGTGAGCCAGGCTCCCCAGCTCGTTCGCAACACATCGCCCGCCGTGGATCACACTGCGGCGGGCATTTGAAAGTCCCGGCAGGCGCACACTCTCGGCTTGGGAATGAAGCCTGCCGGCAACAACGATACGGCGTCCGCCCCGCGCGCCGCATCCATAAAAAAATCACTTCCCCCGCTTCGATGGTGGTGACAATGTTTTGGAGCGGGGCAGTATTTATCTTAAGTAGGAGGTGTATATGTTGCGACACGTCTTGCAAAAATCGACCGGAAAGGGGGTGATCCGACTCTGTCCGAATTAAAAAATAAAGGCCCACTTTGGCGAGTGGGTCTTTTGGTACGGGAGTGAAGGCTGGGCAGCGCTTCGCTCCAATTATCACATATTGGAGGAAAAAATGCAACTACTTCAGCATTTGTGCGGAAAGATGATCAACGTCGCGGCGTTTCAGAGCCACGGGGAGACCATCCTGGATATGACCGATGCGGACACCGGAAAACAAATCAACGACAAGTGTCCCGAATGCGGCGAAACGATCTACGAAAATATGCTTTTCTCGATGGACTTCTTTCCGGAAGTCTACGCGGAAATGGCAGAAGCCGTGGAGGTGTAACGTGGATGAATTGCAGAGCTTTACCGATCCGTTCAAGGCCGATGAATTTGTCCGCGAACACGTGTGCAGCGCCTGCTGGGGGCTGCTGATCAAAATCCGCCCGGTGCGCGAAGAGAAACGCTGGGTGGTGCGCTGCGAAGAGTGCGGCGAACAGACCCGCGGCTACGTCACCCGCGCTTACGCACAACGGCGCGCCGAAGCCAGCTACATCGAAGCGCAGGCCGCACGTGCGGCACTCCGCAGCGCCGTGCCGTGGATGCAGAACAAAAAGACCCTCGCGCAATTACTCAAGGAATTAGGGATACAACCATGACCACACCCAAACAACAGATCGCATTCCCCGAGGTTGCCGTACTCCGCAAGGGCACACCCAAGGTCAAGGGCGGCCAGGCCGGCAACTTCATCCAGGGCAAAGACCTGGGCAACAAATTCCGCATTTCGTTTTTCCCGGGCACCAAAGACAGCCGGGATATGTGGCAGAAAGCCCACCCCGAAAGCTACGTCAAGTACGACATGACCTACCGCCTGCCGGGCGTCTACTCCGAACCGGACGGATTTGAGATTGAGCGCATCCGCGCGATGGTCCCCTTCCGTTCCGTGTTTGACGCCTGGGAGTGGTCGAACGAAGCCCACTCCGCCGGGCGCATGGTTGCCAAGGCGGACGACGATCATTACCTGATGCTGCGCGACCCGCTGACCGGCAAGTACATCGTCCAGAACGGCGAACCGTACACAGAATTTCATCACGGCGATTCGGTTACCTACGAGAAAAACGGCAAACCGATGAACCTGCCGATCAAGACGGTTGGCCGCCTGCGCCTGTTCATCCCTGAGCTTGAGCGCATGGTCTTCATCACGCTCAAGACCACCAGCTACTACGACCGCCTGAACATCGACTCGCAGCTGAGCGCGATCCAGTTCCTGGCCAACACGCTGAACAATGGCAACGCCGCGGGCATCCCGTTCTACGTGTACCGGCGCGAGCAGGAAATCTGCTGGAACAAGCCGGATGGGTCCGCCCAGCGCATCAAGAAATGGCTGGTCAACATCGAAGCGGATAGCGAGTGGGTCAAAGCCGCAACCAACCGCATGGCCAACTTTGCTTTAACAGGCGAGGTGATGACGCGCGCGCTTTTACCAGCAGGTGAAACGATTGTAGGCGGCATCAGCCCGGATGAAATCGACGACGACGCGCCCGAGGCTGAGCTGGATAACAACGTCATCGACGGCGTGAGCAGCGACGTGGCCGAAACACCCGCCCCCGCGACATCGGTCGATACTGACTTTCCGCCTCTCCCCGCTGACTGGCAGGCTGCGAAAGCCGCCAAGGAAGAAGAGAAGAAGCCTGCCGACAACAAACCGATGAACGGCGCGCCGCGGCCATACTCCGCTGAGAACCTGAAAGCCGCCATAGATAAGCAGGTGGCCCGTTACAAGGGCTACACGGCTTCGCCCAAACAGGCCAGCCTGGCCGTCATGCTGTTGGATATTGCCATGATGGACGAAGGCAAAAACGCGCGTCACACCCTGACAAAGTACCTGTTTGGCAAGCCCAGCATGAAAGACCTGGACGGCGCGGAAGTCAACGCGTTGATCAAATGGCTGGACCCGCAGAAACAGGACGGCGGCGACTTCACTCCCGGCAAGCACGTGACCCAGGAAGCGAAAGCCGCCTACCGCCAGGCGTTGATCGATGAAGGCCAGCAGGATTTGTTCTCGGGTGGCGTCACCCTGGAAGTTTAATAAACCCACGTGAAAACGTTTCAACAACAGCGCGAGAAACCTGCCCGGTCGCGTGACCGGGCAGGAACAGCGCCAGGAGAAAATGCCATGAGTTTCATTCTCGTACAACCTAACAGAATGATCAATCTTGATCAGATTGTTGAAATTAAATATACCCCGGAAACAAGCGGGTTTGACGAAGAAGAGAACGCGCCATATTCGCGCGTGTCTGAGTTAGAAATCACGTTGACATCCGTAAGGGTTGAAAAGATTACGGGCTACGACGGAGATGTCCAGGGAGCGGCTTCTGAGTCAGATACGGTCTGGTTGCGTGACAAAGAGGCCGACAAGGTATGGGCGTTTTTCATTGATCCGAGTAAGAAAGTTGATAACACGATTGAGAGGGTAATAGCATGACAGTACTCATACTCGACACCGAAACAACCGGGCTGCCAAAGAATTACAAAGCGCCCGTGACCGATACCGAAAACTGGCCGCGGCTGGTTCAGATTGTTTGGAAAGTTTACGAAAACAACGGCGAGCAGATTGACCAGGCGGAATATATCATTACCCCTAACGGTTTTGACATCCCCGACGATGCTGCAAAATTGCACGGCATCACTACCCAAAAGGCATTCGACGAAGGTATTTCACTCGCAAGCGCCCTGGGGTCGTTAGCTTACGATCTATCGCATGCCGATTTCGTCGTGAGCCATAACATCGCCTACGATGAAAAGATCATCGGCGCTGAGTACATCCGTTCAGGACTTACGAACGCGCTCGAAGGCAAAAAGACAATTTGCACCATGCTGGCCAGCGTTGACTTTTGCGCCATCCCGGGGCCGCGCGGCAACAAGTGGCCCAAGTTGAGCGAGCTTTACCAGGTGTTGTTTGCCGAAAATCTGGAAGGCGAGCATGACGCGGCCGTAGATTGCGAAGCGGCGGCGCGCTGCTTTTGGGAATTAGTCGAGAAAGGCGTGATCGTCCTGGATGCGCCTTCCGATTCGGTCGATGAGATGTTCCCGCCAATCGAGCAGGCGAACACCTACAGCAACGATGAATACAAAGAGCGCGAATTCACGATTGAAGAAAATGCGCGCATCGAGCAGGAAAGCGATGCTATCCCAACCCACGAAATGAGCGATCAGGAAGTCGCCGAATTTTTATCAGAATTTGAAGAAGAAACCACCGAAGAAATTTTCTCGCCTCTGCGCTTGCAAAACATGATCATAGATGCGTACACCGAATTGAGCCAGGCGCGCGTTCGGCTGAACCTCTCCGCTGAACGCAGCTACGAAGCTAACGATGCGCTGAAAACGCGTAAGACCTCGTTGATATCCGCCGGGCAGATTGACGGCAAAAACGAGACCGAACGCAAAGCGCAGCTTGAAACCTTGACGGCCGACGAAACCAACCTGGTGCGCGATGCTGAGACCAATGAGCGCGACGCGCGCTTTGAATTTGAGATGGCATCCGGGCAGGTCGAGATGGTGCGCGCCCTGCTGCGCGTGGCCGAACTGTCTGCGGACGGGAGGGTGGAACGATGAGCGACAAACCCCGCTATTATGTCATGGTCACTTGCAGCACAGTCAGGCACATGCACTTGAATATTTCTCGTGAATACGGGAAGATGCGCAACTACGATACATTCGCATGCCAGCTGCCGGACGGAACATATCACTACTTCAGCGACGCCCACCGGATTGTCCGCGCGCGCCGCATGGCGCTTTGCGCTGTTTTCTTCGTCGAGCTGAGCCTGGGCACGAACGACAAGCCCGCCGAAACTTTCCAGGTGGAAATTAATGCGGTGGCAGTATGAACGCGATGATCACCGTCAAGCCGATTGCGCAACTGCCCATCGATCTGAATTGCCGCATGCAAGACTGCGCCGATATCGACCTGTTCGTCCGGCAGCGCGAAACCCTGGGCGTGAGCGGGACCGTATATCACGACGCGAAAAACAAGCTGGTTTTTATCCCGATTGCCGAATAACTGATTAATAAGGGGAGTGGGCGCGTGCTCACTCCCCGGGAGGCCCCTGTGCATCACCCCGTTTATGACAAACTGCTCGAAGGCATTACCGAGCCGATGGAACGTGCGGTACTGGAAAACTTAATAGAACACGCCGGAGAACGTGTTACGCGCTATGAACTGCTCGAAGCGGTACACGGCCTGAAAGCGCGTGAGTGGGCCGAAGCGCACGGCCTGGCGAACAGCACGGAAGACAGGCAGAACCGGGAAATTATCGAAACCTTGCAGTCCAAGGATTATCCAATCGTGTCATCCAGTGGCACGGCTGGTTATGTCCTGGCAGCCGACGAAGAGACCACGGAAAAATATGTTGCCGAGCTGGTCTCGCGCAGCAACAACCTGAACGACAAAATCAACAGCCTGCGGCGCTCAAAAAAGTGGATCCGCTTTATTCGCGAATGGAAGGCCAACCGGCCCGCCGTTCAGTTGAGCATTTTTGGAGGCAAGTGATGATCGTCAAATTATTTAATCTGGCGCTCTCGTTTGTGCAGTGCCTTTGTTTTGAATTTGTTGGGGACAACCCCAACTGCCCGGTGCATGGAGATAAGAAATGATCACAGTCCCCGTTACATCAGTGATACCGAATCCAAACCAGCCGCGCAGCGTGTTTGACCAGGCCAGCATCGACGAACTGGCGCAGAGCATCCGCGAGAACAGCCTGCTGCAGCCCATCGTCGTTGAAGACGCCGGCGACGGCACTTATATCCTGGTCGGTGGGGAGCGGCGCCTGAAAGCGGTTCAGTCCCTGGGCTGGTCAGATATCCCCGCAACCATCCGCGAACGCAGCAACCACGGCGGGCGTGAGCTTCTGCTGCACGCCGTGATCGAGAACGTGCAGCGCGAGGACATGAGCCCGATTGACGAAGCCGCAGCCTACCAGCGCATGCACGATGAATTTGGCATGACATGGGTAGAAATCTCTTTGAAGGTCGGAAAGTCCGCCTCGCGCATCGGCCAGGTGGTTGTGCTGCTGAAATACGACGAAGAAATTCAGGAGATGATCAAATCCGGTAAATTCTCGCACCAGGCGGAAGTCGCCCGGGCGGTCCAGCGCATCCCGAGCAAAGAAGCGCGCATCGGTCTGGCAGAACGGGCCGCAAGCAAATCCATGACCGGAAAACAGATCATCGAATCCGCTGAAAAACTTGAGCTGCTGCTGTCTGGCGAAAAAATCGAACTATGCGGCGCGAAGTCGCCGGCAATGGCGCTGGTCAACCGCAAGCACCCGAATGCCGACGAAGAGAATGCCCCCAGCGGCTGGAACGCACTGCGCCAGATCAATAGACTGCCGGCGTGGTCGACGGTAGTAGATGCGACCACCAGGGCCTGCAATGGCTGCGCACTGGTTTCGATGGCCAGCCGAACTACCTGCGGAGAGTGTCCGCTGGTGGATTTTCTGGAGAGGGTCATAAATCATGTTTAACATGGATGCAATTCTTGATAGTGTCGTCGGCCGCCAGATCATCATGCGGCCGACGAAAAAAGAACCCAGGTGGAAGCCTGAGCATGTGCAATTCCTGCACCATAACCACGAGAGCATGACGGATGAGCAGCTTGCCGCGGCTGTTGGTCGCAGCGTGAACGCAGTCAAGATACACCGCGTTCGCCAGGGATTGCTGAGCGCGAATCGCTCGCGCACCGATATGTTGACCATGAACCAGTGCGCGAAGATCCTCGATAGAGACGTGCACGCAGTTAGCGGGTGGGTGGATGCTGGAATGTTCGCCGTCACCCATACTGGGGATCAGGGCTATGTCAGATTGATAAAGCGCAGCGACCTGACGGCATGGGCGGTAAATCCACTCAACTGGGTTTATTTCCGCTGGCAGGATGTCACAGATGCGCACCTGCGCCGCCTGTGCGAGCTGAGGGCGCAGCGTTGGGGCGATGAGTGGTGGAGCACGGCGCAGGTGGCAGCTTATCACAGGATTAACCCGAAAGACGTTGTGCGGCATATCGTCATTCTCAAGACCCTGGACGCCTATCAACCGCAAGTCAGTAAAGGTGGGCGCCATAAAGATCGGCACTGGAAATACTGGTACGTGCTCAAGAGTGTAGCGATCGCGCATAAATTCCGCAAGCAGGGCGACGACCTGGCGAATTTCACGCCGCGCGGCGACGCCTGGATACTCAAAGCGAAGGACGATCTCCACATGAGTTATACAGCCATCGGTCGCACGATGAGCCTGACATGCACAACAATTTCAAATCGTTACAACTACCTGAAGGGCACAACGAAGTGCCGGGAGGCGAAACGTGAACGGTACGACCTGGATGCGAGCCGGCCCAAACAGCCCGGCGCATTGGATCAAGTTATCGAGTAGTTATTACACAACAGCTTGCCGGAAGATCATCAGCAAAGAGCAGGCCGAACGCGTGAAGATTGAAACGGTTGGACTTGCCGGTGCGCCCGGGCAGTATGTTTACCGGCTCGAAGGCGGCGCTGAGATGTGCCCGGAGTGCGAGCGGAAAGTTTACGAGCAAGCATGACCGGGCTAACCGTTAGCCTGTCGGCCAAGCAGGTCGAACAAATCAGACGGCACACCAGGCAGCATAAAACCGCGAAGCCGGGCGCAGTGGTCACAAACTTTGTGCGCCTGGCGCTGCAATCCATCCTGGAGCGTTACTACAGCGATTACCCTGACATTGGGGACATGACACCAGCGCAAAGAAACGCTGAGCAGATCAAGCTGAACCTTGAATATTTGAGAGAGCGAGGTATTTAGTGGCCATGATAGACCCCATCTTATTAGTGCGTTCAATCAGCGAAGCGCAAGCCAAGATTATCCTGGCTTTGTTATTTTCGCGCGGAGAAATGACCATCGATGAATTGGAAAAGCGCACCGGTATTGGCCGCAAGGCACTCAGCCATGCGTGCGCGGGGCTGGCGGATGAGCCTTACTGTATGCTCACCAGGCAGACTGGACGCAATGGGCGCGCCATCTGGGGCACGTCATCCATGCTCCTTCCGATGGTTGCGAGCGCATATTTCAAGATTCCAGGTGAGGCTTCAGGCCTCACCTGCGAAATTTATCAGGGTGAGAATCTTTCTCAGGTGAGGCTTCAGGCCCCACCTGAAAGCGAAAATACACCAAAAAACGCGCCAGGTGAGGCTTCAGGCCTCACCTGCGAAGGGTTCAATCATGATGATGATGAATCTATAGACTCTATTAATAATGATTCATCAATCATCAACCCAAACGAAAAAATCCCGACTTGCGAAACACTCTTGAAATCGCTTGAATTGCTTTTCGGTGACACCCTGGATATTTCAGATATCCCGAAGGGCACGCCGCCAAAGCTATTACTGGCCTGGATCGACAAAGCCTATCACGACCGCAAACGCATCAACAGCCCGCTCGGGTTGATCCGCGCGCGCCTCAAAACAAAAACGCCCCGCAGCCTGCCGAAAGACTGGCAGGATCGGCTCCCAGGCGCTTACCTTGAGGAGATTGGCGTAAATCTTCCTGAGCCGATATCAGCGCTGTTTTCCGGAAACGATCAGGACGAAGAACCGGACGAACCGGAGCTAGAGCCAGAAGAGAGTGGCGTCAATCATTTCTGGCATTTGACCGTTGAGCGGCTGGAACTACCGCGGTCATTCAACGAGCTTATCTCGCGTACTAGAGCGGTCGATTGGGATGGCCAGACGATGACAGTCACGGCCGGCAATCTCATGGACGTTGATTTGCTCGAAAGTCGTCTTCACAGTCTGGCGGCCCGTGCGCTTTGCGGGATTATGAATTGCCAGGCTGACATAAAGTTTGTAGTTGGAGATCCGTGATGATTCATACAGACGAAACAAAAAAGAAACTTTCTGATATTCGCCGTGGTGACAAAAACCCATTTTTTGGAAAACACCACTCCGAAGAATTCAAGAAGCGTTTATCTGAGCGAACAACGGCCTGGAATTTATCACGCCAATATGATTTGGAGCCTCAGAAAGTTAAGATACCTGAAACTACAGACCTGGCTTATCTGTCTGGTTTTTGTGATGCAGACGAATCAATACGGTTTATTGGTACTGATCGAAAGAAGAGACCTTTTATAGCGTTCTACAACACCAACAAACAGGTTCTTGATTGGATATTGCATAAATTGGAGCACGGTTCTTTGCAATATCACAACACTGGTAGAGAGCGCGTTGAGTCCGTCAGAATTGATGCTGCCAAAGACGTATATGCTCTGGCTTCCGCAATGCTGCCATATTTGATTGTAAAAAAACAGGATGCCTTGGCTGTAATTTCATTCTTGGAAGGGAAGTACGGCGAAAAAATTTCTGGAGGAAACAATGGGTGAAAAAACAAATATTTCCTGGGCGGATAGCACATGGAATTGCTGGATCGGTTGTACCAAGGTTTCAGCAGGCTGTAAGAACTGCTACGCCGAAACCATGATGGATAAGCGTTATGGTCGGGTTGAATGGGGTATTCACGGCACGCGAGTACGCACCAGCGATGCCAATTGGAGCAAGCCGCGCGCCTGGGATCGCCAGCCTTGGTGCGAGTGCCCCTGCGGCTGGCGCGGCGAACTGAAAGCAGCTGGTGTTGGTGACGATGGCCGGCTGATTTGCCCGGTCTGCACGCACGAGGTTATGAGCGCCCGCCGGCGCGTGTTCTGTGCCTCGCTGGCTGATGTGTTCGAAGGCCCAGAGAGTATGCCGGCGGCTGAGTGGAATAAGCTGACGCACATCAAGCACGAGCTCTTTGAGCTTATCGGCAGCACCCCGAACCTGGACTGGATGCTCCTGACCAAGCGCCCTGAGAACGTTATGGATCAGATCGACAAACTTTCCTACTGGTCGCGTATCCCCGATAACGTCTGGATTGGAACATCGGTAGAGGATCAAGAGCAGGCCGATAAGCGCATTCCAGAGCTGTGCAAAATCCCGGCGAAGGTTCGTTTTCTCTCGTGCGAGCCGCTGTTGGGGCCGGTCGACCTGGCGCTGGATGGAACATTGCCAATTCCGGAATATACCGCAGGCTACTTGAAGATCGATTGGGTGATTGGCGGGGGTGAGAGCGGGCCGAACGCCAGGCCCTGTAATGTCGAGTGGGCAGAATCACTGCTCAGTCAGTGCCTGAAATTCAAAATTCCGTTCCACTGGAAACAGTGGGGCGAGTGGAAGCCTATCCAGGGCGTGTTCGAGGACGGTTGGCTCGATAAAGCGCACGCCGCGCACGTTTGGGATAAGCGCCAGGTGAGCATCAAACTTGGCAAGCACGCGGCCGGCCGCACCCTCGACGGCAAGATTTGGGACCAGTTCCCGGAGGTGCAACGATGAAAGGAAAAAACATGAAAAAGGTAGCTTTGATTTTTTTGTTTGTGCTGGTAGCGCTCTCGGCCTGCGCGCCCAACGCGGAAGCGATTTCGGCGAATAACGCCAGTCCTGAGGCGATCTCGAACGCCCAGGCCAAAGACCTGAAGGCCATTTCAGATTTTATGGACGCCGCCGCCGCCCGGGAACGGGCGCAACGACCGGATTACAGCTGGATATGGGCGATGGTATTCACCGGATTTATTTTCGCCGGGCTGTTGGGCACCGTCATCCTTGCCGTGATCTTAGCCCGCAGGGCGCAGACACAACAGGGCGGGGATACGCGCGTCGTCAATAATTATTTCATGGTCTCTCCCCGCGGGCATGTTTTCCCGCTCAGCGCCGAGAAAAACAGGATCGAGGCTGGCCACGAAGTGACTGCTCTGCTCGAAATGGCGAAGCGCGAGATAACCCGCCGATGAGGTGATATGAAAAAATTGCTGATAATCGTTTTTCTGGTTTTAGTTTTGAGCGCCTGCGCGCCCAGCCCGCAGGATGGGGCGGAGGCCACGGCGATTGTGCTGGAAGCCTCCGCCAAAGCCACGCAGACGGCGCAGCAGACCGCGCAGAAACAGGTTGAATGGCAACTAACGCAGAAAGAGCGTGAGGCCATTCAAGAGCAGGTGATCCTGGCCTGGCGCATCGCTGTTTTTTGTTTGCTTATCGCCGGGAGTTACGCGCTGTACGGCCTGGCGAAAGGCTTGCACCAGGCTTTTGTCGGGGCCGGAAAGGCTGCTGAGTTTGCGGCCATGACCCGGGCGGGATTGATCTACCTGGATAAAGATACCTTCCAGTTCCCGCTCTATCACAACAACGCCGGCATGTTGACTAACGCGAATGACAACAGCGTGATGGACACTACCAAGCCGCAGATCGCGGACCGCCAGAAATTGTTATTGTCCGGCGATGTGCAGCGGGACGGTGTGATCACGCGCGGAATCAAGCCGCAAATCCAGCCGCAGCTCATGGGTTTGGATCTGCGCAAACGTGGACATGAGCGCGTTCAAATTACCGACGATGTGGAGGTGATGACCGATGACCGATATTAACGTTGACGTTGGCCGGCAGGCCCACATGCACACGCGCGAGGCCGCTTTTTGGGCGCCGTTTACACAGAGCCTGGGCACCGGATTTTTTCTGGCGCTGGTGGTGGCCGTGATCGTGTTCCTGGCGCGATACCGGTACGCCTGGCAGGCCATTCTGATTTCTTTCGTGATCGTCTCGGCAGTGGTTTGGATTGTGCTGCAATACCGCAATCTCGCCCTGACCCTGGCCGAAAACATCACCGGGCGGGACATCGACGGTGATGGCAACATCGGCAGCGCGGCTCCTGAGAAGGTCATTCCCGTTCGGGTGGATATCGCGCATTACGACGAATATGGAAATCTGATATCCGTCGAACGCGCCAGGTTCAAGAACGAGAAAAAAATGATCGCAATCGCCGACGCCATTGTCAATCGCGGCGTCTCGTTTTCCGTGGGAGCGATGGTTGAGCGCGAAAAAATCCTGACCCGTTCGGAGTTCGATGTCATCCGGGTTGAGATGGAAAAGCGCGGGATGATCGTGATCCGCGACAAGGATCATCCCAATCTTGGGTGGGCGATCACTCGCGCCGGCATGGCCGTTTTTCGTGATTTTTTGAAATCCACCTCTCCCCCGCCGAGGTAGGCGCACCCGCGCGCGGGCGTGTTTTCTCGGCATACATACATACTTACATACTAAAAAGAGGTGAAAATGGCTCAAAAAGGCAATCGCGAGGCTTTGCCGGTGTTCTTTCAGGAACCCAGCGCAAAGCGCGGAAAGAGTTGGAAACTCAAGCTACAGGAGTTTGCTTTTACGGCGATCCTGCTGATAAGCGTGATTCTGTACCTGTGGCTGTTGGGGAAATAACCGGGCGGCTCAGTGATGGGCCGCCCGACTGAAATTGTCGGACGATAACCGGACAAGAATAGGACGATTTATGTCAGAAAAAAACAGAGCAATACCGAAGCGCGCGCCATTCGACATTGGTACATTCCTGCTGATCGCCGGCGCTGCGGTCAACATTCCGCGCTGGATGGGTGTGTTCATCCCTGACAATAGTGCCATCGGTCAATGGATGCACCAAGTGCTCTTGCCCGTTCTGGATGCTATTGCTGGCGCACTGATGGGCATTGTGGCAGCCGGCGCAGTCATGTATGTTTTTCACTCCCTGGGGAACACGCAACGAGTGACTGAGCGCACCAGGACTGGCAAAGACGGCAAAGAGAAAAAGACGATCAAGCATAACGAACGATGGTACATCACGGCCATTCTTGGGGTGGGTATCCTGCTTGTATCGGTCTACATCCTGGAGCCTTACGCAAAATCGGTCATGCCTGAATTCGTGCGGTCCAACGTGGGCGATGCGACAGTCTGGTCGTACCTGGCTGTTCTGGCCAGCGAGATGATTATCGCCGCGGTGGCTATGACCGATAAGAACGCTGCCGGGTTCGCTCCGAACAAGATTGAGCAGCCGATAGCGGAAGTAAAAGCGATTGCGAGCGAAGAGAAGCCAGACAAGACCGCACAAGTCGCAGCGGCAGTCGCTCATCCGTTCGCATGTTCGCATTGTGAGCGATCCTTTGCGACACAGAACGCGCTCAATGCGCATGAGCGTTCGCACAAGGCGAAAGTGGTCGGCTATGTAGCGACTTTCGAACCGGTAACGAAAGAGGGTGAGCGGAAATGAGCCAGGTTATTTGCGGCGATGCGCGAGAAAAGTTGAAAGAGTTACCAGATGGATGTGCGCAAACTTGCGTAACCAGTCCGCCGTATTATGGCCTTCGTGACTATGGTGTAAGTGGTCAAATTGGTTTGGAACCAACGCCCGATGAATTTATAGCGCGTCTTGTCGCTGTGCTCCGCGAGGTAAAGCGGGTGATGCGGGACGATGGCACCTTATGGGTAAACATCGGGGACTCTTACGCAACCAATCAAAAAGGAAGCGGCGGCGCCAACCCAAAACAATTGACAAATGCCGGCAGCTTTTACAACACAGCAAAGACTATGCCGAAAACCGGATGGGGCGACGCGAAGGAAAAAGACTTACTCGGTATCCCCTGGATGCTTGCTTTTGCTCTGCGTGCCGACGGTTGGTACTTGCGCAGCGAGATCATTTGGGCAAAGCCGAATCCCATGCCTGAAAGTGTGACAGACCGCCCGACGAAGTCGCATGAGCAGATATTCCTGCTGTCGAAGTCGCCCCACTATTATTATGACGCGGATGCGATAAAAGAGCCGGCTACTTACCCGAATGATGACCGAAAAGGGCGCGCAAGCGAAGAACACAAGCGTATGCCGTCTGAGTATGTAAGCGGTATTCGCCCGCGATCAGCCCGTGACTCTTTCAAAAGAGACAATTCAAGCCGGCCAGAACACATCGTACCGGGGCAGGCAGAGAATCCACATCGGCCAGAACGCGCGGATAAATGGGATATTTCTTACCGCAATAAGCGCGACGTGTGGACAGTCTCAACCAAGCCATACAGCGGCGCACATTTTGCAACTTTCCCGCGTGACCTGATTGTGCCGTGTATCCTGGCAGGCAGTAGGCCGGGCGATGTGGTGCTTGATCCCTTCGGCGGCGCAGGCACGACCGCCAAAACAGCACAGGAATTGGGGCGCGAGTACATCACAATCGAACTCAGCCAAAAGTATGTTGATGAAATTATCCTGCCGAGGCTGGCAGCTACGCCTGTACCGTTGCCTATGCCAACCCAGATAGAACGCGATATGCAAGAAACACAGAGAGGTCTTTTATGACCGAACCCCAAGCAGAATACAAAGTACCTCGCATTTCAGAGCACGAAGAGCAAGCCTCATTCATTGCCGAGGTCCACATGCGCTACGCGAGTCGGGATGACTTTATCTCGAAACTGCTGTTCGCCGTGCCAAATGGCGCATGGTTCGGGGGTAAGAACCCGCACGCGCTGATGGCGAAGTATCGCAAGGAAGGATTTAAGAACGGCGTGGCAGACCTGATCTATCTTCAACCGCGCGGACCGTATAGCTGCCTGTGCATCGAATTCAAGGCGCAGGACCAGCGCAACAAGCGGGACGGTGGTCTGTCGCCCGACCAGGTCGAATTCCTGGCCGCGGTCAACGAGGCCGGCGGGTGCGGGGATGTGTGCTATGGCGCAGAGCATGCCATGATCGTGTTTGACGCATATATGAGCGGGGAGGTGAGATCGTGAATATCGCAATTGCTATCGGTGTCCTGCTCATTATCGTCGCTGCGCTCGCCGTGATTTCTGCAGCAGTTGTCGGCGGAAAGAATGATGAGCATATCAGGAGAACCCGGGATGAATGACGCGAAAGATGATCCCCAGCCATGATGTCCATGATGAACCGACGCCAAACCATATCCCATAAATCGCGCGGCTGCTCGTGCGGCCGGCGCATCCCGCCGTGCGAGTGGCACTGGCTCTACCTGGGCGAGTGCCACTCGATTGAGAAAATAACTTGTGTTCGATGCGAGGTGAGAAATGCAAAAAAAAGTACAACCCATACCGGAGCCAAAACCACGGTGCGATTTCGCTGAAACGTCGATCTATGCGCCGGAATGTGGCATGTGCGACGGCCCGCTGCTGCTCTACAACGATAACGCGCGGCGCACGTACCGCTGCGAGCGCCATGCCCGCATGGTGCATGTCTGGGCTGCCAGTCCGAATGCTCCGCGCCCGATCTGGAAGTTTCTCGGCGCGTTGACGCCAGACCAGCGCGATCAGCTTGAGGCCGAAATGGCGCAGGCTGATCTGCGCGAGTACGTGACGGCGGAGGTGAGCGATGTTTGATGACCTGGAGCGGGCGCTCAAATATCTCGAGATGGCGTGGGAATGCCTGTCTCAGTATATTAAGAAGCAGAGCATTAACGATATCCCACGTTCCGGGCGGGTTGGATGGGCCATGACTGCAATCACTCATTCGATCAACTACGTTGAGAGAGAAATCAGAGAGGCAAGGAAGGAAAAAGCATGAATAACTTGGCTGACAAAATAGAAACAGCCGCAGCTTATATTGCTCGCTGTAAATGCGGATGCACTGGCATCATTATGGCAACCGTTGACATCCCCGGACGCGAGAAGAGCACCGCCGAAGATGTCGCCGAATCCATCCGGGATGGTTATCCGGTTGAGCGCACTACTGTTGTCTACGTGCGCGAGTTTACCGGGGAGCATGGCTTGGGTTGCTTGAAAGAGAAGGCCGCGAAAATTGCCGATGCGCTTGCGAGTCAGATTTCACCCGGCGTTTACCGAATAACAAACTTCGTCACCAAGGAAGATGTTCCGTACCCAAGAGTGGCGAATTCAAACACGCGTAAGCCATCCGAGAAGTGGATTGAGGGCTGGAACGACTGCATGGAAGGCCACGCGAAGAAATCAACGTTCGGCATGTCAACCGAAGAGCATAACGACTACCTGGAAGGCTATGAAGCGGCGGAGCGTGACTGATGGACAAAATCTTATCTCGTAATATAGCCAGAGCACGAGCGGAAGGCCGTGTTTGTTCCCGATGCGGATGGATGATAACCGTCAAGGAATGGAAGCGGGGCCGCCGGATGTGTTGGAACTGCGAGGATGCGTTGAAAGGCGTCAACATTTCACAGGGATGGAGTCAGCCTGCGCAAGATATCGAAGATAAGACCGGAGAAATGCTATGACCGACACAATCGCAGGCCCATTACCCCCATTCATCCCCGAACTGCGTCAGGCCATCCGCGACAACGTCAAGACGCAGACGCGGCGCGTGATGAAGGCAGATATCCCAGCCGACTTTTCCCCATACCAATATGACGACCTGATGGGCGCATGGGGCGTTTTGTTCAGCGACCCGAGCGATAAACAGCGCTTCGGTTATGTCAAATGTCCATACGGCGCGCCCGGGCAGGTCCGCTACTTGCGTGAGCCGATGCGTCGCAACGATCACGGCTTCGCGGTTTATCTCGACGACGGCTTACCGGTGCGCAATAACGAAGGTCGCATGGTGCCGTGGCGTTGGAAGGTAAGCACGCTTTCGAGCCTGTTCATGCCGGCGGAGTATGCAAGGACGTTTGTCAAAATGGCGCGGATTCACATTGAGCGGGTACAAGAAATCAGCGCGCAAGATGCCATATCCGAGGGAGTGAGCAAGTCTGAATTCTGGACGCCGTCAGAGATGGAACATCGACCGTTTGAAGAAAAGTGGTGGGACGATTTCTACTTCTGGGGTCATTACCCGCAAATCGTGTTCGAGCGAATTTGGAAGAAAATCAACGATCACCGCAACCCAGCGTATGTGTGGGATAGCAACCCGAGAACGTGGGTGCTTACGTTCAGTCAGATTCGTTTGCCTTAAAACTAAGGGCCGGGTGTGATCCGGACCACATTCAGGAGAGCAGGGATGGCCGACACAGATGAATTGGATGTAACCGAAGAAGAGAAAACCGGGCAGGAGAAAATGGCGGTAACGGTCGCTGAGTACATGATCCGCAACTGGACACCTGACCAGGTGCTTGAATTTGCGCTGCGCCTGCTGGGGACGTTCAGTCAGGGGATTGTCGTTCAGACTTTCCGCATTTACATGACTCGTTTCCTACCTCGCGAAGATCAGGTAAATTTCTGCCTGCACATGTTGGGGGATGAAGCGCAAGCCTGGTGGGCCAGAAAGCATGGACACCAATCATGACCATTTATATCAAGCAACTCACTTACGAAGAGCGGGCCACCTGGGGAACCTGCCCGGTTTGCGAGGCGCAGCACGGTAAACAGTGCGAGGCCGCACCCGCGGATATTGATTATTTCCAGTTCGATGGTGCGTTCTCCGGATTTGGCGCACATGCTGCCCGGCTTTACAACGCGCCGCATGCCGCGGCCATCAGCGACGAAAGCGGGGTGACAGATGGATGATCCACACCCAAAGCAGGAACTATCCCCGCAAATGCGCAGGGCGCTGCGCTTGCTGGCAATGGGAAAACGCCACGCGCAGATAGCCCGCGAGATGGGCATAAGCGTCCATACGGTACGCTCGTACATACGCCAGGCCTACGAGCGCATGGGCGTTCACAATGCCGCCGCGGCTGTCGCTGAGCTGGTCAGGTTGGGGCGCGAGAATACGGGTAGGGTGACGTGATGGGCACTGAGCTGATAATGCAACCAATGCTGATGCACGTTTCTGCGGCCAAGGACAAAGTTTACACCCCGCCCGAATTGGCACTGGACATTATCAACTACTTCCAGCCATCTGGTGTGTGCCTTGATCCTTGCGCCGGAAACGGGGTGTTTCTTGATCTTCTCCCTCCTGGGTCTGAGTGGTGCGAGATCGACCGGGGACGCGATTTCTACGCCTGGACTGATCCTGTCGATTGGGCCGTGAGCAATCCACCGTATTCGCATTACTCGGCATGGATGCGCCATAGCATGACCATCGCGAAGAACATCGTTTATCTGATGCCGCTTTACAAAGTTTTCGCTTCAGGTAAGTTCGCTGATGACCTGTTCGATTGGGGTGGGATTGTCCATGTGCGCAGGTATGGGACTGGCACAGATTGGGGGTTCCCATTTGGGCACGCCCTGAGCGCAGTCCATTACCAAAGAGATTACGCAGGCTCAACGTCTTGGAGCCGATACAGAAAACCGGCAAAAGCCCCTCCACCTCGGCGGGGCTTTTGATTTCCCCCTGGAGAATAAATCCATGTCAAAATACTTCGCCTGGCTGGCTGCCGGGCTGGCTTTCATTCTTTCCGTTGTTTCTGTTTATTTCTACCTTTCTCCGGTCATTGGCACTGACTGGCACTGGGCTTATTACCCCGCATCCCGCGCCCTGATGGCCGGGCAGTCTCCCTATTTCGGGACGCTGTTCAATCCGCCCTGGGTGCTGCTGGCGATGATCCCGGTCGCTCTGCTGCCGGCTGAGTGGGGCGCGTCGATCATGTTCGTGGCCGAGTTGGTTTTCTTCCTGGTGGTCATGTTCAGGCTGAAAGTTCACCTGTGGCTCGTGCCTCCGCTTGTCGTGTTCTCAGGCATGTTGTTTAACAGCACGAATGCCAACATTGACGGCCTGTGCGCCCTGGGGTTTATCCTTCCGCCTCCGGTTGGTCTGTTCTTCGTTCTGGCAAAGCCCCAGATCGGCGTAGGCGTGGCCGCATACTGGGCATGGTGCGCATGGCGGGGCGGTGGCTGGCGTAAACTGGTGCGCACATTCGCGCCGGTGATGATCGCTTATGGGCTGTCGTTTATCGTGTACGGTAACTGGATGAATACGAGCGGTCTGATCTGGTCTGCGTCAACCGTTCACATTTTCCCGTTTGGCGTCCCGCTTGGAATCATGCTCGTAATCCTGGCCTGCCGGCGTCGCTCGATTGGCCCGGCCATCGCCGCCGGCGTTCTGTTCGCGCCGTATGTCAATTCGTTTACATGGTCATTCCTGTGGCTGGGCATGGCGGTTTTCGCGAGCGAGCTGCTGCGCAAACCAAAACCAGCGCGCGTGATAGTTGCAGTGCGTTCTAAAACAGCCCACCCCTAACCGGATGGGCTGTTTTTTGTTTAAGTCATATCCCGCAGACGACGCTATTATGACATTTATGCGCTGGCAAACAGGTTGACAATCTGGTATTGTTGAATATGATAATCATTTTCAATAAATGTTAAGCTAACCAAAAGGAAAAAACATGAAAACTCGCACCGCCCGGCTGCTTACTTTGTTCGTTGTCATCCTGGTTATTGCCATTCTGCCAACCGCGGGAGTCCTCGCAAGGGGGCTGGATCAAGATGCTCCGCCTGTGACGCCGCCAATCGGTGAGGTCGTGCTGGACATGGCCTTTATCATGACAATCACGGCGTTCCTGAAAAACCTTTTCAACGTTTCCGGTAAGCCGGTCATTGGCATCGCGTTTGGAGTTTTCGTGGTCATCTGGGGGGTTCCGCTCGTTTCTGCCGCCTTTCCCGGCGCAAGCGCATACATCGATAGTTTTTTGAACGCTCTCAAACTCTGGCTGGGCGCGATGGGTAGCGTCGACCTGGTCACCGGTGTTGGTAAGAAAATCGCCAGCGCGAAAGCTACTAAATACGCAGAAAAAAAGTAGCTCAGCATGGACTTAAGCTCTGATATCCTTGTAAATATTGCTATCCAGCTTCCACTGCTGGTTTTATTTATCTGGTACAACGACCGGATGTTGCGCCGCTTCGACTCCATCCAGGAAAAGCGCGATGAGCAATTTCTAGCTGGTATTAACAAAGTTACCGATGCGATCCATGAGCATGACAGCCGTGTAGATGACCGGATCGACCGCGTGCGCGATAACACTCTCCAGCGCAGAGTAACAGACCGAAAGGCGATCTAACCATGATAGCGGGTATTGAGGGCGAAAAGTGACTCTGCTAGGAATTGACACTTCACGGTGGGAAGATAACCCGTTGACCCAGGCCACGATCAACTGGCAGAAGGCGAAAGACGCCGGTGCCAGTTTTGCCATTCTTAAGGCGACGGAAGGAACATCTTACGTCGATCCAGTTTTCTTGCTGCACAAGCAAAACTGCGCCGGTATTCTTCCGCGTGGCTCATATCATTATTGGCGCGTAAACTTTGACCCGAAGGCCCAGGCAGCGAAATATGCAAGTGTGGCAAAAGGCATGGAACTTCCGCCATGCCTTGATGTTGAGGACTGGTATCAGGATATGCCGAAAGGCGCCGAGCTTCTAACAAAACTGATTATCATGCTGCGCGAGATTGATAACGCCTTTGGGCGTGAGTGCATGATTTACACAAATCCGAATATTTTACAATATTATCTGCCTGCAAATCTTCCCGCTGAGATCACCAGCCGCCGGTTGTGGGTAGCACATTACGGAGTTTCTACTCCGGTTGTTCGTCCATTCAGTAAGTGGGCATTTTGGCAGTATACCGATAAGGGGGACGCTGCGAAGTATGGTATCAGCGAGGCTCAGTCGGTGGACCTGAATTTATATCCAGGAACGCAAGCGGAGTTTTACGCTGAGTTTGGTATCGCCCCTCCGCCTGTCGATCCTCCGCCTGATGGTGCATGGCTGGAACTGCTGTCTGTTACCGGCGAGGATGGCACAAAAATCCCGCAGGTCTGCGTTGTAAATCTGTCCTCTGTCGATTGGGGGCCGTTGAGGCTGACGATTGACCAGACTCCGGTTGTCACGCCTCCGCCAGCGGTTGCAGACCTGTACCGCGTGGCCGCTGAGCTGTGGCCGATCAACCACGGCGGGCAGGAGCAGCCGGGCGATGGCGGGCCGCTCACGCAGGTTGCCAGCAAATCCACGAAGGGCGGGAAGTATACGAACCCGCTCGACACTCTCTGGCAGAATTACATCAAATCATTCAACACCCCGAAGGCGTGGGACAAAATTAAGGCGCCTGATTTCGGGCCGTCGCAGGGCTTGAACGATAAAGGGAAACTGAAATGGAATTATCTGGTGTGGCCCGGCGCCAACGTTGTTAGAGTTCTGGAAATTGCCGGCGGATGGGCAAAGATTGAAACGATCACCACGCGCAACGGTGGTCAGACGCCAGACACGCACCCGTGGTTGTTCCATCGGGTGTGCGACAACCGCGGCAACCCGGTACTTGTCCAGGGCGCTCCGATCATTTGCCCGCTGATAGGCGCGGCTGTTTGGGTGCCCATGTCGGCATTGGTGAAACTGTGACCTGGAACAGAAGCGATCCACTGGAGCGGTCAACCGCCGAGGATGGCAAGCGAGAGAGCAAGCGCGCGAACCAGGCCGTGCGGGATTACCTGCTGATGGGCCCGGCGCGGTCGCTGCGCAAACTATTGGCCAGCTACCAGGGAGACGAAAACGCACCGACCCACTCCTGGGCGCAACTATCGTTTTTATCGGTCAAGTTTGATTGGGTCGCGCGATCCGAACAGTTCGATAAGTTGCAGCAGGACAAGGCGCGGGCGGCATACGAAGCCCGGCGCGCCGAAATCATGGAGAAAGGTTTCGCGCTTGCTCACGAGCGCGTGGCCGTGCTCTCCGACATGGCGAAAAAGCTATTAACTGAATTCGACGAAGAAGACCGCCTATGGCTCCCGGATGTCAAAGGCATCGGGTCAAACGAGAACTTTCAAGCCATTGATATTGTCCGCTTCAACGCTGGGCTGGTATCCGAAATCCGCGGCATTCTGGATGACCTGGCTGCCGAGACCGGCGGGCGGGTCAAGGAAACAAAGAACTCCGGTTCCATCCAGCTAGTCCAGATAACCAGCGACGATCTGGCGAACGCTCGCAAGTCGGCAACGGACTACGAGCGGGAACTTCTGGACGATGGCGCTGAATGAGCTGGAGAAAGCCGAGTGGCTTCGGTGCGCCGAGAGTCCTCTGTACTTTCTGGATAAGTATGGCTGGATTTACGACGCCACTGCTGCGAAATGGGTCCCGTTCAAACTATGGAAAGCGCAAGCTAAAGCCTTGAAGGTTGTTCAACTCAACCGCCTGGTTGTTATTCTAAAAGCCCGCCAGCTCGGTATCACCTGGCTGGTGCTTGGGTTTGCGCTCTGGTTGATGCTCTTTCACCCGGCGGTCACGGTGCTTGTTTTCAGCCGGCGCGATACCGAAGCGATCTATATACTTGGCCCCGAGCGCCTGCGCGGGATGTATGAGCGCCTGCCCGAGTGGATGCGCGCCCGCGAAGTTCTGTCGGACAACGATCACGAATGGGTTCTGTCAAATGGCAGCGTAGCCCGCGCCTTCCCGACATCTGCCGGCGACAGCTACACCGCCAGCCTGGTGATCGTGGACGAAGCCGACCTGGCTCCCGATCTCGGAAGCATGATGAATGCAGTCAAGCCAACCATCGACGGCGGCGGACGCATGATTATGCTTTCCAGGTCGGACAACAAGAAGCCGGAAAGCCAGTTCAAGAAAATCTATATCGCTGCAAAGGCAGGCCTGACGGAATGGGCCGCTGTTTTCATTCCCTGGTACGCGCGCCCCGAGCGCACACTGGAATGGTACGAGGCTCAGAAAGCCGACATCCTTCAGCGCACCAGCTCCCTGGATGATCTGCACCAGCAGTATCCGGCTACGGACATGGAAGCGCTGGCCCCGGCCAGTATGGCGAAGCGCATTAGCGCGGAGTGGCTTACGAAGTGTTACGACGAACGCAGATCAATTGCTGCGGAAAAAGCCCCGGCTATCCCAGGTCTCCAGGTGTTCGCGCTTCCGAAGGCCGGGCGCAGGTATGTTATCGGCGCCGATCCTGCCGAGGGCAACCCGACATCGGATGATAGTTCCTTCCACGTGCTGGATGTTGAAAGCGGCGAAGAGGTCGCGCACCTGGCCGGCAAGTTCCAGCCGTCAACGTTTGCGGCGCACATCGACAAAGTCGGGGTATTCTATCGCCGCGCCGCTGTGCTGGTGGAACGCAACAACCACGGGCACGCGGTACTGCTCTGGCTGCGGGATCACAGCAATCTGGATATTTTGACCGGGCAGGATGGCAGGTTCGGGTGGCACTCAACCAGCCTGGGCAAGTCCCTGATGTACGACACTTGCGCGGATGCTTTCCGGGATCAGGAAACGATCCTGCACGATTCCGCGACCTATCACCAGCTCGCCAGCATCGAAGGTTCCACCCTGCGCGCGCCAGAAGGCCAGCATGATGATCGGGCTGACAGTTACGCGCTTGCTTTACTTGCGAGAATAAGGCCGCGCACGACACGCATGGGCGTGGCATAAGGAGCTAACGAATGAGTATCATTGATTCTATTGCGACAAGCATCGGCAGCGCTGTGCGCTCGTTCGACCTGGCGCGGTTCGGAGAGACCAAGAAGACCGCGCGCCGGCCCGCGTTCTTGAACTCGATGGCCAACGGCGAGAAGTGGAAAGGCGGTGACCTGGGAGCGAAAGACGCAGCCTACAGGCGCGCCATCCAGAACTCGTGGATATTCCAGGCGATCAACTATAAATCTGGCGCCGTGGCATCCAGCCGGATGTATGTAGCGAGCGATAACGGCGGTCTCGAGGATGACCTGGTCCCGATCAAGGGCCATGCGCTGGACAACATTCTACGCAAACCAAACTCGCTGATGGGCCGGGGCTTCCTGTGGCGCTATACTCACTGGTGGCTCGATCTTTCCGGTAACTCATACTGGTTTCTGGCCCCAGATGCAGAGAACAACCTGGCCGAAATCTGGCCTCTGCCGGCCAACCTCGTGAACCCGTTCCCCGGAAGCAAGGAGCGCATGATTGACTATTATGAATACACTCCCAACGGGCAGTCTCATCCAATCCCGGCGGAGTATATTTGCCATTTCCGCTACCCGAACCCATTTGACTACTTCCGCGGTATGCCCCCGCTGGTGGCTGCCTTGCTGCCGGCTGATGCGGATTCGGCTATGGCGCACTGGAACGGGCAGTTCTTCGCCGAGGACAATGTCGTCCCCAGCGCGATCATCAATGTGTCATCCGGTAATCCGGATGTTCCTATTGACCCCCAGGATGTGGAAGCGGTCAAGGAGCAGCTCATGTCCGACTACTCCGCGAGCAAGCGCAAGACGGTCGTGACCGGAGCTTTCGACATGGCTGTTCAGCTCCTGGGATGGAACGCGAAGGACATGGACTTCCTGGCGGGACGCGAGTTCTCCCGTGATGAGATTTACGGCGATCTGGGTCTCCCACCCGGCATGCTGGATAAGAACGCCACGGAAGCTAACGCGACCGTGATGGATAACATCTTCAAGGAAAAAACACTCTGGCCGCTGCTCACGGACATCTATGCCGATTCGATCACGTCTCAGATCATCGTGCCCTGGTATGGCAGCGGGCAGGTAGCGGCGTTCCAGGATGTGCGCCCGGTCAATGAGCAGCAGAAGCTCCAGGAGGCCACGGCCAGCACGCAGGACATGACCCGCATGGAGCGCCGCAAGCGCTTCTGGAATCTTGGGCCGCTGGGGGATGATCGGGATAACGAAATCCCCGGAGCAGCGTCCGCCCCGCAGCCGGGCTATGATACCGGTTACCCGCAGCTCCCCAACCCGCAGAACGCAGTTATCCCATCCGCCCGCTCACTGGACTCCGACATCCTGGCGGATCTGCGCAGATGGAAGCGCCTGGCGCTCAAGAGCCTGGAAGCCGGCAAGCCAGCCGCGATCGAGTTCCGCTCGACCGCTATCCCCGCCGATATGATGGATGCGATCAGCGCGGAGCTAAAGAGCGCCGGCGATGCCACTGATGTCAAGGACTTGTTTGCGCAGTGGATGACCGGGGAGGCATCCACTAAGGCCGTCCCTTTTGGCGGGAAATTGAATACCCGTGATGACCCGTTCAAGCCTGTCAAAAGAGTTGCCGAACGCGATCTGGAGACGGCTATCCTGGAATACTTTGCTGACCTGGCCGCCCGTATCAAGGAGAATGTGTCCGAACCGGGCACATTTTAGCCAGTCAGTGGTTAAGTAGTCAGGAGAATTCAATGCCGCTGAATAGTTCGTTCTGGAATGCCGAGAAAGACCGCTTGCTCGCTGTCCTACAACCGCGCCTGACGCAGATGGCTGTGACAGCCGCGAAGCAGGCGGCCAGCAAGGCCGGGATAGCCTTTAACCCGAATCTGGCGAACGCCGGGGCAGCAAGGTGGGCAAGGGAGTACACCGACAATCTCCTGGCGCAACTCGGAACGACCAGCGAGGCAGGCGTAGGCGAAATTATCTCCAAATGGATCAGCACATCAGGCGCGACTTATGGACAGCTCCAGCAGCAGCTCATCAAGTACGGCGCCGTCCGCGCCCAGGCCATCGCGGTCACTGAAACTACGCGAGCCTTTGCCGAGGGCGAGGAGATGGCCTACAAGCAGGAAGGCATCGAAGAATGGCAATGGCACACGAATAAAGATGATATGGTGTGCAAGATTTGTCGTCCGCTGAACGGGAAAATAGTCAAGATCGGCGAACCGTTCGGTTTCGATAAGAAAGGTAATCCGATTAAGAAGGCGCCGGCTCATACAGGATGTCGCTGCTGGCATACGCCCGTAGTCAAGCCGAAATCGGCGCGCGATCTTGTTATCAAGCCGGCCGATATTCCCGCCACTCCGGTGGTGCATGCAATCCCGGTAATTGCTCCGCCGCCCGCGCCTGTGTCTGCATTGGCTCACCTCGGCATTCTGCCTATGCTAAAGAAAGTCGATCTGCATGCCAGCGTTCCGAGTTGGGAAGTCCCGGAGAATGGCAAGAAGTTGCGCTACGGCGGCGTGATCGTGAATGATGAAGGTAAAATCCTGTTGCGCCGGCCAACCGGGGATTACGATGGTTACGTCTGGACATTCCCCAAAGGCGGCGGAAAGCAGGGAGAGCATCCGGTGGACGTGGCCGTGCGCGAAGTTGAGCAGGAAAGCGGGCATACCGGCAGCATACTCGGACTTGTTCCGGGCGGATTCGAGAGCGGCGGAAGTCGTGGTTATTACTTCCTGATGAAGTCCGCAGCCTACGACGCGAAGAAGATGGATAAAGAAACGCAGGATACGATCTGGGCTACACCTGAAGAGGCGGAAGCTCTGATCGGGCAGACCGTGAACGAAGCAGGCAAGGAACGCGATCTAAACATATTGAAAGCCGCTGTTGCTGAGCTTAAGGCGCTTCAGTCCGGAAAGCCTCCGGCGCCGTTTATGAAGGACTATAAACCTTTCGTTCCCGACGCTGCGCCCAGTCCCGTATTCCCGGCAGCGACATCCGCGCCTGTCAAAAAACCGGCATCCAAAAAGAAGACGCCTGCCCCTGTCGCGCCGCCTGCTCCCGTGGCTCCTGCTTTCAAGGTTCCGGAACCAAACGTAACACTCAACCTTTCCGCGCCTAAAGGTTTCCCGAGTTCGACCGCGACTCTGGCCACGGTCAAGCCCCTGGGCGGGTCAACCGGCGCGCAGCTTATGAAGGACGCGAAGGGTAACCAGTATGTAGTTAAGCGCGGCGCCAGCTCCGATCATCTGAAAGAGGAAGCGCAGGCGGACGCGCTCTACCAGGCTCTCGGGGTAAACGTACCAAAATTCCATGTATACGAGACTGCCAGCGGGCCGACGAAGGTGAGCCAGTACATCCCGAAGGCGCGCACACTTGGGCAGGTGCTGTCAACCAGCACGCCTGCGGAAGTCAAGAGGGTTAAGGCGCAGTTGCAGAAGACATTCGCCGCGGATGCGCTCCTGGGCAACTGGGATGTTATTGGTCAGGGGAATGACAATATCCTAGTGGACGAAAAGGGTAAGGTCTGGCATGTAGACAATGGCGGCTCTTTGCGTTTCCGCGCCCAGGGTGCGAGGAAAACAGACAGCGAGTTCAACGAGTTCCCGACCGAGGTCTGGACGCTGCGTGGGAAGGCGGACACGAAGAACGCGCAGACTGAGAATATCTTCGGTGACCTGGAGTACGGTCAGGTTATCGAGCAAATGCGTGATCTGACAGGCAAGCGCGAGACGATCATCAATGCCACTTCTCCGGACTTGCAGGAAGCCATGACGCGCCGGATCGACCAGATGGACGCGCTGGTGAAAACCGCTGACGGCATGCAGGCCGCGAAGTGGTCGCCGGATTACCAGGACCGCTTCGGGCAGACTGTTATAAAACTGCGCGAGCAGGGCATTGCCGCGAAACTTCCCGAGAAGCTGACGCCCGCCCCGTTGCCGGCAGCGAGAGCCAGCAGCGATCCGCGCCGACCGCGCTTCGATGTGACTATGAAAGACAAGACCGGCAAGGAATTCGACAGCCTGCGTGGGCGTGATAGCACCTTCGCTACCTTTCACGATACCCTGCGTAAGTCAGGTGGAAGCAGCGAGCTGTTGCAGCGCTGGATGTCCGATCAGGCGGGGAGTTCATGGAGCGAGTTGTCACGCGCCTACAAATATTACGTTGCCACCCAGGGCAAGAAAGACCCGAAACAGTTTTATTGGAAAGGCGGTCTGGGCGCATCGAAATCAGCATACGACAAAGCGGTATCGGTTTATGGAGAAGAGACTTTTAAGAAGACATTCGACGCCTACCATGCGTTTACTTATGAGCTGCTGACGAAGACCGAACTTCCCAACGTTGACCGGGAGCGCGGCGTCGTCACGCTCTGGCGCACAGAGTACCCGCAGGCGGTCAAGGACGCGAAACCAGGTGAGAAGGTGAGAGGCAGCAAACGCGGGGCAGCCGAAAGCACGAGCCTGCTGAACCCGGTTTACATCGGCGGTGAAATGCTGACAAAGCAGGAAATCCCGCTATCCGACATCCTGGGCACTTACCTGACCGAGCGCACACCCGGAGGTGGGGGAAGTTCGTTTTACGGTGACCGGGAGAACGAATTTATTGCTATACTTGGATCGGGCGAGTTCGACTACATCGCCAAAGGACAGCCATAATGCCAAAAATTACCAACGTTCGCTGGGGCCTGGACAAAGACCCGGATGATCCGGATCACATCGGGCAGCCCTGCCTGTACTTCGACGTGGACGGTCGCCCGGCGTCCGCTGGCTGGGAGCAAACCGGCGTCATGGATCGGGGTATACTGTTTATTGAGTTCGAGGACGGCAAGCCGAGTCACCTGCCCACGATTGAAGTCAGGGACGGTGAAAGGCTGATAACATCGTCTGATCAGTTTGTACACTCACCCTGGCTGATTGAGCGCATGCGAGAAATGCTCAACGCTTACACATTTGAAGGCAGCGCCGGCGATCCGAGCGGCCCACGTGACGCGCCGGAAGGAGAGTAATTATGTGGCTGTTCACAACCGTTGGTTTCTTCTCAGTCGTCCGGAAGCCCGTAGCGCCAGGAGCGCCTGCCGGCATGCTGGTTGTCCGCGCGCGTGTTCCCGGTGATCTGGAAGCGCTGCGCGAAAAGTATATGCCGGAATTGCAAGGAACGTTCTACACCCCGGATGGCGATTACAAATACCGGGCCGCGATCACGCACACAGATTTCGCTGCCGGCTTGGCCAAGATTGCCCTAGATATTGACTACGACAACTTCAAGACCGAGGTCAGCATCCGGCAGGGTTACGACAGGGCGCACGTGTACATGGGCGTCTGGAAGGCGGCTTTCGAGCTGGAACGCATGCGCAGCAACAAAGGGCCGATCATGGGCGCGATTTTGTACGACTACAAGGCCGATGCGGAATGAACTGCGACATCTGCGGGAAGCAGAATGATAGGTTAATTCAGGGCGTGTGCGAGCAGTGCGATCCGGTATTACACGCTGCTTATCAGAAAGCTGTGGAAAGCATGTGCCAGAGTGAAGATCACGCAAAGATTACATCCGAGGCTCAAGCCTTCCTCGATATTATGGAGAGCCGAACACTCTACGGCATACCTGGGGCCAGCCAACTCGTCGGCATCCTGGGCCGCTCTGTTCTCGGGAATAAACAGGTTGACATGAAATCTATTCTGCGCGAGGTGTCTAATGACCGATAACGATGTCATCAGCGTGGAAGGCTTCGACGAACTTCTGAAAGCCCTGGAGCAGTCCCCGGAAACTATACTTCCGCTACTTGAAAAGGCCATGCAGAAATCCGTGCGGGCCATCCAGGAGCGGGTAGCGGAATACCCGCCATCTACCGAAGCCAATCAGCCGGGCCGCATCAGCCTGAAAAACCATAAGCCGATGGGCTACTACGAGCGCGGGCGCGGGTGGTGGTATCCGATCATGCGCCCGTGGAGTTCCGACGGTCAAAGGTTCGGCAAGGCTCTTGGTGTCATCAAATCCAGCGCAGTCGTGCGCAAGGGCAGCGCCGTGCAGGGTTACAGGCTGGCCGGCGGCGGAGAGAGCGAGCAGCTCGGGAAGTCGTGGACTGTCAACGTGCGATCCGGTGACGGCGGAGTGCTTGGCGAAGTTGGCACCAACACCAGCTATGCGCCCTGGGTGCAGGGTGATCGGCAGTGGAATGTTCACGGTAAGCGCGGATGGAAGACGGTAGACCGGGCCACAGAAGAAAGCATGGAAGACATTACCGGCTTCTTTTCCGAAGCCCTGGATGAGTGGAATAAAACACTTGTTCCATAAAACGTGCTATAATACCTATTGACAACCGCATATATATTGCTGGAAAGGCACTCCTGAATTAGTACCCTGAGCGCGGTCGCGTAAAGGGAACGAAAGCAGGGGAACGCAGTCAGGCAGAGACGACCAGAAGGCCGCTCCGCGAAAGCAAGTAAAGACGCAAGTAATTGCGCTTTTACTGTTTTCGCGGAGCGGCTTTTTTGTTACCTCGGAGAACAGCATGGCAGATAAAAACGAAGACATCATCATCGGACTGGGATCAAGCCTGAAGGCACTCGGGGACGGTCGCATTGGCGGTCACCTGGTGCTCTGGGGCAGCCCCGAACAGCGCGATTTCTATAACGACTACTTTACCCCGGAAACCTACCTGGGGCCGGCGGATGGCAACGGGGTTGACGTGACCATCAATCACCGCATTGTCCTAAAGACCGGCGATCAGGCTGCCGACAACGCGCTCAAAGGGCTAATGGTCCCGATATTCAAGCGCGGTGGACTTAAGAACGTTCACCGTGACGACCTGGGCGTCTTTGCTGAAGTAATGTGCAATCTTAGCGACCAATACGACGCGATGATCTACAAGTTGGCGGGCGAAGGCAGGCTCAAGTTTTCTGCCGGCGCATCGCCCCACATGATCGAACGCGAAGACGACGGCAGGCTCAAAATGTTCGTGATTACCGAAGCCGCGCTGACCCCAATCCCCGCAGAACCCCGCATGGTTACCAGCCGCGTAATGCCGCTGAAGGCATACGTGGATTTTCTAAATCCCCCCATTCAAAGCCCTGCCCCTGTACGGCAGGGGCAAAATAAACAAGGAGTAAAGAGCATGAACATCCTCGATGCAATCAAGAAACTTGTTCCCGGTATCACCCCGGAACAAGCCGACGCTATCGCGACCCTGCTGGGCCTGTGCGGCGTTGAAGTCGGCGAATCTTCCGATCCTGCCGAAATGCCCGATATGAATGCGGCCCCGGAAGCTGGCGCGCCGCCAACCAAGTCGATCACCGCTGCTGAGTTGATTGGCCAGCTCAAGAGCCTGGGTTACAGTGTCCAGCTCCCCGGTCAACCCGCGCCGCAGCCCGCCCCCGCGCCGGCTCCTGCGGCTGCCCCCAAGCCTGCCGCCGTGCGCCCGCCTCTGCCTTTTGGAAACACCGCACCCGAAGACCCGGAAGCGGCCTCCCGCAAGGCTTTCGACGCCTTCTATATCACCCGCTTCGGTGATGAAGACGCCAGCAAGAAAGCCATCCTGACCGATGTGATCGGCGGGGATTACCGCCAGCGCATCCTGGAACAAAACCAGGCTTTTGCCAAGTTCCTGCGCTACGGCGACAACGTCCTGGACGCCAAGGAGCGGAAGAGCTTGCGCCAGCAAATCTTCCCCATGAATGACATCCAGCGCCTGGCTCGCGAAGGCATGAGCATCGACAGCATCAAGACCACCCAGGTGGAAGCCCAGGGTGAACTCGGCGGCTTCGCTGTTCCCCCGAATTTCCAGGCTGAGATCGTAGCCCGCCAGCCCGGCCTGACCGCCGTGCGCGGCGGCGGCGCGACCGTCATCACCCTGGCGCAGGGTAACAGCATCGAAGTCCCGCTGTACGACGGCGGGGATGATCGCTATGTCGGCAATCTGCGCGGCCAGTGGGGCACGGAAACCCAGACCCCCGCGGCCCAGAACGCCAAACTCAAGCAGATCACCATGACCGCGGATGTCTACACCTACAAGGTGGATATGTCCATGAGCATCGTTGAGGATGCTGCGAACCTGGTTAGCCTTGTCCAACAGGACATGGCCGACACCATGAGCATCGATGAAGACGATGTTTTCCTGACCGGCGACGGTGTTGGCAAACCCCTGGGCCTTCTGCCCGGCGGCGTCAATGGTTTGACCCTGAAAGAGGTCGTCAGCCTGTCCGCCACAACCATAGTCGCCCAGGGCGTGAAAGCTCTGAAGCGTGGCATTGCCAGCCAGTACCGCGCCCGCGGTGTGTGGGTCGGTAACTCCGATACCTTCGGCGTGATCGAAGGCCTGACCGTCGGCGGCGGTAACCTGAATTACGCCTTCCCGGACCTGTCCGATACCGGCGAGCTGCTGGGCCGCAAGGTCTACGAAAGCGAAGCCCTGGCGGACATTGCTGGCTCTGCTTACCCGCTGCTGTTCGGTGATATGCGCGGGTACACCATCGTTGAGCGCCTGGGTATGACCATCGAGCGCTTCCACGACTCCGGCACCGGCATCAACACTGTCCAGTACCACCTGCGCCGCCGCATCGGTGGACGCCCGGTTCGCTCCTGGCTGTTCGCCGTGATGAAGATCGCCGCCAGCTAATTCGGTTGATTGTCCCCGGTCGCCAAAGACCGGGGACAGCATCCTTTTTCAGATAAGGAGAATTGCACTATGAACCCTAATCAATTGTTCACGGAAGCGAACAAGATTCAGCTTCTCAACACCGAGGACTACGTTGACGTTGCCAGCTACCCGGCCTCCGGGTCGTTCATCGACGTGTCCAATTTCAAGAGCTTCATGTTCCTGATCCTGGCCGGCGCTCTCGACTCTGCCCTGACCTTCCAGGTCCAGCAGGCGACCGCCGTCAACGGCACCCCGAAGGATGTTACCGGCGCTGTCGTGGTTGTTGGCGCAACCGGTGATGACAAGTGGTACTCGATTGAAGTCCAGACCAACAAGCTGGACATCAACAACGATTACCGCTACGTGACCCTGAAATCCACCGGCGCGGCTGGCACGAACGATTATGCCGCGCTCGTGTTCATCGGCTCGAACCCTGGTGAGAAACCCGTTACCCAGGGCGCTGACAAAGGCTCCATCGTTTCGATCGTCGGGTAATAACTGATCTCCGGGGCGGGCTTGCAGTCCGCCCCGGTTGGAGCAATTCGATGAAAATCAAAATCGTCAAAGCCGGACGCTACAACGACGCTGACCGTACCGCGCAGGAATGCGAAGAAGGTCAGGTCTTTGAAACGTCGGTAGCCTATGCCGAACTTCTGATCGCTGACGGCCTGGCTGAGTATGTGGACGCTGGGCCAGAAGAAGAAGTCGCGCCCAAGAAGAAGACCGGAAAGGCGCAGAAGACAGCCCCGGCAGCCAAGACCAAGAGAAACCCATTCCTGACATGAACTACACAACCCTGGCAGACGCGAAGGCTTATCTGAAGCTCACCTCAACAAGTGAAGATGACTTGTTGAGCACTTTCATTACCTGGGCTACGGATTACATCAACTTTTACAAAGGCCGGCGCTATGATCCGCGGGTCGAGACCAGGGTATTCGATGTCCCGTCATCAGGAGCTTCCGTGTTCGGTCAATTTGATAGCCGCTTGCAGGCTCCTGTGGCAATTCCGCCCCTGCGGCTGGATGAGGACCTGTTGGAGCTAAAAACCCTCACCAACGGCGACACGACGGTTATCACGGACTACCTGCTTGAGCCTGCCAATAATCTGCCAAAAACACGTATCAGGCTCAAGGGTGGCGTTTCCTGGGAACCGGATGCGGACGGAAACTACCGGCAGGCTATCAGCGTGCTGGGCGTATGGGGAGCGCACGATAACTACTCCCAGGCGTGGCAGAACAGCTTGTCGTCACTGTCTGCTGGCATCTCTGCGTCTGTCACCAGCTTTGCGGTCACGACCATAGCGCCATTCAAGGCCGGGCAGCTTGCCCGTATCGATGATGAATTTATGCTGGTGACTGCTGTGGCCACGGTGCTGTCTGTCCCAACTCTTACCGTGGAGCGCGGTTACAACGGTTCAACGGCAGCCGCGCACCTTATCAGCGCCGGCATCTCCATCTTCCGCCCGCAGGGAAACGTTGTGCAAGCCTGCCTGCGCCTGGTCAAGTGGCGCTACGTGCAGAAAGATGTGGATCTGTTTGACAAGACCTACAGCGCGGATACGGGTATGACCATCGTCCCGACGGCGGTTCCAGTGGACGTAAAAGCCGTTCTGGGCGCGCCAAAGGCGTATCTATGAGCGATATGCTGACCGACATCTGCGCAAAGATAGCGCTGATCGGCGCGGAGATTACCGGGATCAGCTCGACCGGTGTTTTTGACCCACCTCCGGCGAACCTGCAAACCGCTGATCTGCCGGCCATGTTCACCTGGACTAGCGCAGCTCAACATAACGAAAGCATGCTGGGCGAGGACTTTGTCGAGACTACCCGCAGGTTTTATGTCCAGATCGCCGTCATCCCGATGGGGCAAGGCGATCCAAATACCCGCGAGAAACTGGCCCGCCCGCTGATCGAAGCGACCCTGACTACTTTCCGAAAACATCCGAAACTGAAAGGGCTGGACTGGATCGAAAAGGTTGTGGTTGGTTCAGACTCGGGCATCATCATACTTCCGGAGTACGGCGGGAAGTTCATCGGCGTTGAAATCCCGCTTGACATTACCTATATTGTTCCGCGAACCTACGCGGCGAATGAGTGAGCCTATGAAATGCCCAACTTGTGGAAAAGAACTTACCCCTGATCCAAGCGCGGACGGCGTGACGCGTTACTCCTGTGATTGCATTGGTTTCCGCCGGACCGTGATCGAACAAATTCCGTCTGACGTTCCCAACCCGGCTGCGCCTGACAAGGAGAAGAAAACCAAATGACCGCACCTACCGAGAAGACTCTTAATTACGGCCTGCGCTATGCCTGCGTTCTGGAACTCAATGCCAGCGGCACCCCGAAGGCTGCCAGCGTTACCCCGTATGAAGGCTACCAGTTCAAAGGCTCGACGGCCTTTGAAGTCAACGTCCCGGACGCCCGCAAGCTGACTGGCCTGGGTGAAGACGGCATCACAACCGTCGTATTCCTGCCCCCAACTGAGGGCGTGGATGCCCGCCTGAATGTGGAAGCCTCCGACCCGGTTATTGCCGCCCTGCTCGATGGCACGAAGGTCGCCAGCATTGGCGAGTTCTCCATTGTCGGTTTGGGCACAGACAAGCAGGGTTTCGAGCCGCAGGTTGCGCTGATGCTGTTCCAGGCTGCGCGCGGATTGGTGACCGGAAAAACCTACTGGCACACCTTCATTATTCCGAGCGCCCAGGTTGTGCGCAAGACTGGCGGCATGACGGCTGATAAATCAATCACCGTGTACCAGGTTGCCCCCAACCGCGTCAGCAAGCACCTGTGGGGCGAAGCCTTCGCCAACGCGACGGAAGGATACCTGTCCGCCCAGATCGTGGAGGCGTGGAGCAATTACCCCCTGCGCTTGTCCTCTTTCGTGGCCGACGGTACCGCGGTCGATTTCAGCTTTCCGGCTGACTGGCCCGCCATCCAGACTACCGGGATCAAGGTATGGAAGAACGGCGTGATCGTGTCCGCAGGCATTACGCTCTCCACGACCAAGGTCACCTTCGCGGTGGCTCCAACCCTCGCAGATCGCATCGACGTTATCCGCGAAATTTCCGGATAGACCAGTAACCGGGCGGTGATGAGCCGCCCGGTCTTTTGGAGAACTTATGACAGCTACTTATGAAGATACCGTCGAAGCGTTCAACGCCATGACCGTGGCCCTGGGCGGAGCCGGCACAGGCCACGATATGCTGTCTGCGCTTACCGAAATGCGTGACGCCCTGGCAGCTTACCTCGAAACGGTGCACATCGGCGATCAGACCATCACTCTTACTGGCGATGTGACAGGCACTGGAACTGGAGAGTTCGCGACCGCGATTGGAGCGAATAAGGTTACCGGCCCCATGATCGCCGCGAGCGCTCTCAAGCTGTTGTTGTTCACAGGCGTGGACGCTTCTGGCGCGCCTGCCGACGCAACCCTGACAGGGGCTGCCGTGGGCGATGCGGTTGTTGGCGTCATCAACGTGACCGATGACGAAAACGGCGCTGCTCACTTCGGCAGCACCATTGCCACAGTCAACAAGATCAACCAACTCGATACCGATTACTCGACAAAGAAATTTGTCGTTCTCCTTATCACGAAAGGTTAAGCATGCCGACGAATACCCTGGACGTTACCGCTGACGGCATCACTGCTATCGTTCGCTTGCGCTCTGCTACAGTCGGCGACAACATGCGCAAGAGCATGCTGGCGTCGCGCGCGGTTGAATCCCCGCTGCCTGATTACTCCGACCAGGTCGTGGCCTACTCGATATTCCCGCGCTGCCTGGCCTGCGCGGTAGATGGAACGGTAAACGGCAAGGAAATAAAAGACCTGACCGCTGCCGAGTTTGTTGAGCTTCCGGCTGAGATTGGCGAAGCGTGGCTGACTGCCGCGCTCGAACTCAATCCGGGCTGGAGCCTGAACCCGCCCAAGCCGGCGGAAGCCGCGAGCGCCGAAAAAAAAGATTAGCCGTTATCCAGCGTCTCAAAGCGTACTACTGCGCCCCGGAGGATAACGGCGATTTCGCGGACGCCGAGTTTGGCCTGGGTGACATACCGCCCGAATTGCTCGAATTTGCAACCGATATTCTTATCTTCCTGGAAGCGATAGAGTGGAAGTGGGACATCGTAACCTTGCTCGCGCAACCCGACGATATTTTCAGCGCCGTGATGAAACTGACGGTTGCCGGTCATAAAGTCAAGAAGCAGTACGAAAAAGAACAGCAGGCCAATAATGGATAATTCGACCGACAAAGTTGTCTCTGTCTTTTTGAAGTTCGGCGCGGATCAGCAGTCAATCCAGAAGGCAGTCGCCGAGTTCAAGAAGATCGAAGCCGAAATAAGCGCGCTTGAGAAGGAAGCGAAATCCCTCAAGAGCGTTATTTCTGCGTCGATGGAGCACGGCGGCGATACCGCAGACCTGGCCGCCGACTTGAAAACGGTCGAAGCTGCCATCTCGAATTTGCGCAAAAAGGCGGATTCTGAACTCGGCGCGGGGCTGACCAGTTCGTTTGACCGGGTCGCCCAATCCGCAAAACAAACCGGAGCAAGCGTAGGCCAAAGCTTCAACCTGCGCGACATCGGCGAGAAGATCAACTACGTCGGCCTGGCCATGCAGAACGCTGGCCAGGGCATCACCAACAGCCTGATGGGCACGATAAACGCCTACCTATCTGCCGCTGACCAGTATGACTCCGAGGCCATGCGCTGGAACGCGGCGCAGTCCGAAATGCAGAACGCCTACCAGCGCATCGGGGCCGTGGCGCTGGATGAACTTACTCCGATCATCGAGCAAGCCGCCGATCTTCTTTCTATGCTTGCCGACTTCGTTGAAAAGAACCCTGACCTTATCAAGGTTATCGCCGGAACAGGCGCCGCGCTTACGCTCGGTGGTCAGCTTGTTTCCGGGCTTGCCTCGGTCGCCATGATCGCCGGTTCATTCCAGGGCCTGACAAAGTTGCTTGGTGCATCCGGCGCGCTCAGTGGGGTGGCCGCAGGCGCGAGCGCAGCCGGCGGGGCCGCGCTCGCGGCAGGCGTGTATGGCGGTGCTGCTGTTGCAGGCGGAGCTATCGGGATGGGGCTGGGAAACGCTGTCAATCGTGCCACGGGCCAGCAGGAGCAGTCCGTGGGTGATATAGCCCGCACTATTCAGGAGATCAGCGCAGCCACATCCGGGCTGGGTTTGCTCTCCCAGGCTCTCAAGGCTGCCGGGTTCGATGATCAGGCCGCGGCGGTCTGGTCATTCGTGAAATCCATTAACGGCCTCGGTGACGCAACTCAGGACGCGGAACGCAAGACCCAGAGCACGACCAGCACATTTGCGCAAAAGAACGTGCAGATGTTCATCGACTACGAGAAGCAGAAAGCCGACGCCGCGCAGCAGTACGGTGAGAATGTCGCGCAGGCGGAGGCGGACGCGGAAAATCGCCGCGTGGAAATTATCAAGAACTTTGCCGACCAGGCTGCGCAGGCCGAACGCCAGTACACCGAGCAGAGCGCGAAGGCGCAGCGGGATTATCAGAGCCAGGTCGGCAAGATGGCCTCGAACTACGCCAGGCAAGAGCGTCAGGCTGAAGAAGATTACTACAAGGCCCGCGCCGATGCTGCCAAGACCTTCGGCGTTGAGGTCGAACGCATGGAGCAGGACCATCAGCGCGAAATGCTCAAGTTGCAAGATGAGCATAATGGGCGCGTAAACGATCTGGTTGCCGCGCGCGACGCCCTGGGGCTGGTAAAAGAGCAGCAGGCTTACGAGAAATCCCGCTCCGAAGCGGAGATCGCTTATCAAACTGAAGCGCAACGCAAAAACCATGACTACGCCCGGCAGATGGCCGATATGGAATCCGCCTTCGCGACCGCCCGCGCGCGCCGCAGGGCTGATTACGCCACCCAGATCAACGACGCCCGCGAGCAGTTCATTCTGCAACAGGCCGAGCGGGCGCAGCAGCACGCCAGGCAGATGGAGCAGATCAGGAAAAACGAAGCTGAGCAGCTCGCTGCGCTTGAAAAGTCCAGGAATGACCAGCTCGCCAAGCTGCGCCAGGGATACGACAAGCAAACCCAAATGATGCAGACCGCTTTCGTGGATCGCATCAATGCCATGAGCACCAGCATCCAAGGCAATACAACGGCCTGGGTCAATTACATGAAATCTCAGGCGAATGCCTTTGAGGCTTTCCTGCAATCAAAGGGTTACGTCGGCGTGAGCGCTCCTGGGCGCGCGATCGGCGGAGCTGTGAACAAAGGAAAAACCTACACCGTAGGAGAGAATGGCCCCGAGATATTCACCGCGCCGGCGGACGGAACGATCATTCCGGCTGGTATGACCTACAGCCTTCTGAACGGCGGCGGGAACCGTGCGCTTTCCAGCGGGCAGCGCACAGCGACCCTGCGCATCGAGACGCAGTCGCTGACGCTGGAGCAGGTACTCAGCGAGGTAGACCGGCGCTTCGCAACCTACGACCAGGCGCTCAACGCGGCCTGGGAAGGGTAAACAATGGCACTCACTGAATTCGGCATCAGCCTGACATCGACCATCACGCTACTGGAGAACCTGACAGTGGCGCTTCCGATTCCGCGCGCGCCTTACAAACCCTACATGCGCTCAAGAACGGCATCCAGCGGAAAGAGCATCGCTCAGGGCTTCGCATCCTTTCAGTGGATATTCTCCCGCCTGACTCCTGCGCAGCGGGAGCAATTACGCACGTTTTGTCCGGGTTCCAGCGCGGTTGTTTATATCCGCACCATGACGAACGAGAAGGACACGCCGCACTCGGTTGCGGCGGACAGCTATCAAACCTTCCAGTGTGTCATGCACTGGCCGGACGATGAGAAGCGCGATCCGGCAAAAACACACGATCGCCTTGACTTTACGATCACATTCACCAACCTGGTACTGCAATGACAGAACCGACTCAGTTCGCGCTGGAACCCCAGGCGTCGCAGGTTTACGCTATCTTTGACAATCCCCCTATTGTCTTCGCGGGATTGGTCAATCAGACCTTCACCACGCACGATATGGTGGTTGAGTTTGGTTTTGATGGCGTCACAACCGGAGCTTATACGGCGGTTCTGCCGGGCATGACTATCCTGCTTGGTTCGACCGCGGGCGCTTCCGATCTCGGGATGACATACGCTCGTAAGGCGCCAACCAGCTCCAAGGTTTACGTCGGTGAAACCAGCGAAGTGACCTGGGCTGACAATATCCACTTTACGGTTATCCAGGATTGGGGTATCTGGATTGAGTATCCGGTCGTGCTCTCCGATGGCACAGCCCTGATGAAGCGCGACATCGTTTACAGCGACCAGCACACCAATATGACCCCGGTCCCGATCGTCGGCGGGGACAGGGTCGCGAAGCTGACCGGAGCGACTGTTTCCCTGGCTTTCGATGGTTCCGGGTCCTACGTCTACGGGTCAACGATCTCCGCGCACCTGTTCACCTGCGCCGGCGCGACTGTCACGAACGGAACCACCGCAACCCCATCAATCTCCTTTGCATCCTACGGGCGCTATGTGGTCGTTTACAAGGTCACGGCAGCCAACGGCAAAAGCACAACGACCTATCGCATCGTTCAAATCTGGGATGACGCGCACCCCCCATCCAACGTAATCGCTGGGTCGATCTCCGGCAGTTTCGAGCGCGGCGGATGGGAGTTCGGTATCGACGTGCTCGATCCGTCGGCCAGTATTCGCCAGCGCACGCGTGTTTTCCTGTTCGCAGAAGACTATTACGGCACAACGAAAGCCAGCTACGGCCCCCTGGCCGGCTCCGAGAATATCGTCGCTATGGGATGGCTCGAAAATGAGGCCGTTGCCCTGGACATCAAGGGCGGCCAGCTTCAGTTCGCGGTGAAGTGCACCCAATACTGGCTGGCCCAACTCTATGATTTTGTGCCGCTCGGTATCCAGGCCGTCTCCGCTACCCCGGTGGCCTGGACGCAGATGAAGAATCTCACTGTGGACAAGATGCTTTGGCACATGCTCCAGTGGCGCACGACCGTTCTAAACTGCGTGGATGTGACGCTGACCGGATATACCCGCGAGGCGCTTGAACTCTCGGCGCAGCCCGGCAGCCTGTGGGATCAGATCAAGGCCATCTCATGGAATTCAATCCTAGCTTCTCCTTGCTGCGACCGTTACGGCAGGCTGTTTGTGGAAACCGAGATAGCACTGCACCCGGTATCTCTGCGCTCCGGATTCCCGGTTACGTCTACGATCACAAAAGATAGCTGTGAAGCCATCCAGGCGCAGCGTGTGACGGTCACGCCCGCATCACAGGTCATCCTGAGCGGGGTTGCGGTCACGGGTATGGTTGGACAGGCGATCTTCGCGCTCTCCCGCGGGCATATCCCGATGCGCTATGGTCATCCGGTCACGATGGAACGCCTGCTTCTCAGTACCCAGGCGCTCTCGAACGAACTGGCCGCCAACTTGCTTGAGCGCGAGAACGCGCCTTACAAGTTTTCTTTCCAGAACCTGCTCGCCAACAATCGCCTGGTGGACTTGTGTCCGAGGCAGTACGTGAGCGCCACGATAGCCGCCGCCGATAACCTGCGCGGGATCGCTTACTCCGGGAACGTGATCGTTAAAACGATCAGCCTTGAGCTGAGCAGCGGCGGAGCCTGGGATATAACCTGGGAAGCGGTCCCGGAAACATCTGCCGTTCTGTCAGTCAACGGCGATATTCCCACCAGCGTACTGCAAGGCGGGGACGTTGTTCCAGGGGATGGTTGGACGCCTCCGACGCTTCCGCCCCCTCCCCCACCTCCGCCCGGTGTTCCCCCGATCATCCCGTCCATTCCTCCCGGAAGCTGCGGATTTTACGCGCCAACCAATGACTTTGTTTTGAGCTGGTCAAAGTCTGTGATCACCGGAGCCGACACAGACAGGATTGCAAGCGTGGCATTCCCCTGCACTCTGCGCCCGGCATCCTACTACAACGGCGGGACTGTGATCGGTATCGACATCGCTTATCACGGCGACGCCATTACGAAGACGCACGTTTACGGCATGCTCGGCGGGACCCGCATCATCACCGGGAACCTGGCAACGCCATCGTCCGGTTCTGGAACAACCTGGGTCACATTCCCGAATGTGTCAGAGCTGGCCGTTGACGGTTTCGAGATGGAACTGGAAGCCGGCGGGATAGACCCGAGCGGAAGCGGGAACGCGATCACGCTCAACTCAAAATCGACCAGTAGTATCGTGAATACCGGTTCCGTGACATTCAACTTATTCACAGCGACCCAGGTGAACGCAAACACGATACGCGGCGACTTCGATGTCACCGTTGTCGATGGCAGCTCGCTGGTTTTGAACCAGTTTAACTTGACCATTAACCTGACAAACGCGGCCACGGTCTCCTTTTGGATGACCGTGTATTTCACGGCATCCCCAAATTACGCCAGATGGCACGCGGAACCGCCAGGCGCTGGCACAGAACACTGGGGGAACCTGGGCGGCGTGGCGGTGCCGATGGGTACCTACGGGCCGCAAACCGGTAACTTTTCCCTGAAAGTCAAGGACGGATACCAGTTTGATCCGATCAGCGTCGAAAACTTCGTCGGAACGCTGCGCTATACCGGCAGGTTCTACATCACGTCCTACTCGACCACCCTCCCGGTTCCCCGATCCATAAACATCGGGGCATCCCGCATCTACAACGTTTGCGCTTGAGGATAAATGCCGCCTACTCGAAAGCAAGTTGATAAGCGAATCGCAAAAGCCACAGACAGGAACGAACTGCCTGCGCGCATGGGCCGCATGGATGGAACCTTGACCGTCCCCGGTAAGCCGTACACGATCTGGGTGACGCTCCTGGATGGCAGCGCGGTTGAGGCGCTCAACATGCGCGTGCCCGTGGCTCTCGGGCGCATGGTCAGGGTTGGTTATGATCCGGTGCATTTCCCCAACCGCCGCCAGGTACTGAGCACATGGGATGTTTACCCGGAAGCGGTCTGGATGGGAACGCCAGATCACTCGACCACGCAGCAGTGGCCTGCGTCCGATACTCTGTACTCACGCGCCGAGCAGCTCTTGCCTGGACTTGTCACTCCGGTACCAGGCGCGCTTTCGATAAGCATATGGCCGGCAAACTTCAAGACTGCCACGGGCGTAAAAACATACACGAGCATCCAGACCGTGAGCTTCGCGGCCAGTGTTCCGGTATCCGGGGCGCGCTACTCTCTGCTTGTGGCTGACGATACCGGCACATTCACTTTTCGAGACGGAGCAACGGTAGCCGGGCGCAGCAGCCTGGCAGACGTAGACATCCCGGAACCGCTGTTCGGCGACAGTATGATCTGCGCTCTGAAGTTGTACGCCGGCATGACGCAGCTTTCCAAGACTGACACCGTCAACGATGTTGTTGATTTGAGATTTACGCAAAACCCCGGAGCGACCATGACAATGATTGAGACCATTCAGCAGACCGGTAAGTGGCACGGCAAGACGGCGATGGTCTGGAATATTCTCGGAAAGCGGGCCGGTTTTACGTCCACGACTGTCCTGAACGATGTCAAGGAATTTGATAACGCCGTCGCCGCGCACCCGGAGCTTTCCAACTCAACGCTGGATATTATCAGCGATAGCGTGAACGATACCAACACCGCCGGGACCGGAGTGCGCCAGGTGAAGGTGGTTTACCTGGACGCTACCAACGTGCTTACCGAAAGCGCGGCGATCAACCTGAACGGCACAACCCTGGTGACATCCGTGCTGACCGGGGTAAACGCTGTTTTGTGGATGGAATCGGTCTCTGCCGGCTCCGGCCTGGTGGCCGATGGAAACATCCGCTTGCGCATCAACGGCGGGACAGTTGAGGTCGAGCAGATCACAGCTGGCGGAGACAAAAGCCTGTCGGCTCGCGGGCGTATCCCGGCAGGATATACCGGCTACCTGATGAGCTGGTCGAACCAGGCCATCGGATTACAGATGGATATGCGCCTGCTCGCCAAAGTCAATGCGCTCGATCGTAGCCTGGCGACCGCCTACCACTCCGTGGACGTGGATTACGTTCCCCAAAACACAGAATCGCCCAGAGACCTGGCGTCGGCAAAACTCCCCGCGCTGTGCGATTTCAAGGTTTCAGTTATCGCCGGCGGGACTGCCGGCACAAACCGC